CCATCCACACCACCGGCATATCCCGTGGCCTGCCAGAGATTCGAAAGGTAAAGGAGAGCCCGTTCCATGTTGCCAGTCGTTGGCTCCGTCACGGACGGAACCAACTCAGCAATCACGTCCCCAAAGCCAATCCCACGGACAGGATCAATTGTCCTGGACTGGCTGGGGTTGAACTGGCTCACTACACCCATCTGAGTGAGTGCCTTGTTCCCCTGCCCATACGAGGGTGCCAAAAGACGGACCTTCTGGCTTACCGCTGTCCTTGTATTCGGGGTAGTCCCGTAGTCATAAATATAGGAACTTCCCTGGAGTCCATTTTGTGGACGGCTATCAGTGTTAGGCATATCAACCCTCTAGGCCAACAAGTTTGAGGCTTTCATAATCCGGCAGGGATAGGGTTTCCAACGAAGGGAAGTGGAATCCTACCTGGGGTTGTTTCCAACCCCAGGTAGGTTATCCAACGGTTTCTACGCTGCCGCACTCTGGGATCGAAGGAAATATTGGACCTTGATGTAGATAAGGGGGAATACAGGTACGAAATATCCTTCTACAAGAGCCCCAGTGGGATCAGAAGGATCTGCTGTAACAGAGATTCCCGTGTAGGAAGTGATGAGTTGCTCTGCCACGGCACGCTTGAACATCATGTTCAAGCGTCCTTCCATCTGTGAGAACAGAGCCGGTAGGTACTTCACTCCAACGAAGGGCTGGAGAGTGTCCCTTGTCCGAATCTGCATCTCGTCTGCAATCTGGATGACCGTAGGAGTCTTGGTCAGAACATTGGTCATGTTCGTGGTCAGACCATGACGGACCTTGATGAACGGAGCATTCGATTCCAGGACGGTCACACCATCCTGGGCGATCTGGTTCATCTGGACCGTATCCAGAATCCGACCAAGAGCCGTGAAGCCCACTACCCTCTTGTTCTCCCAAGGCGTTGCTACGTCATTGAGAGGGCTGAAGGTCAGTGCCCCTAGGGAGATTGCCAAGTACCTACCGTCTACCAGATACTCACGAGAAACCCCGTAAGCATCCGTCAACGAGAAGGTTGTCACGTCCGGGTACACGATACGGACACGCATGGAACCCGTGCCCCGTGCCATGGACCGAACCGTCTGGGGAAGAGTTCCCGAAGCACACCCGAAGATTGCAGTCCTCTCCGACTGGTACCGTGCCGAGGATTGCACGTCACAGTTGATTGCCGTGTAGGAAAGAAGCTGTGTGGTTGCCGGTGTCACCGGGAGGATCAACCGAGGCTTGATTCCACCAGGGAGAGAGGCTCCCGAGGAAGCATCAATCGCTGAAAGGTAATCGTTCTGTGAAGCATCCGAATACCCAGTCTGCTTCCTTACCTGAAGAGTTCCCACTACAGGGCATCCCTGCAAGAAAGCGAAGTACGCAGCCAGGGACAGGGGGTTGTCAGGACTTACAGGTCCGTACTCCCGAGTTACATCTGCGAGCTTGAAGAAGAGCTTCGGAGTGAAGTCCTGCTTCGTATAGGTGTAATCCACGTAGTAGACCTGACCGACAGCGGGCTCATCCCCGTTCTTATCGTAGGTATCCACCAGTGCCGTATCTCCTACTGCCACACCGTCAGTATTGGTGACCGTAGTCTCCAGACCCGGAATGGACAGGTTAGGAATGCTTCCGTTGGTGGTATGCGTAGCAGACACCCGGAAGGTGATCGTGGCATTCGCCCCGGTCGGATAGAGGAGTCCACCTTCCCTGGGAAGAATCGTGAGACACAGACCCGTCTTGGAATCCCTGTAGGTCTGGCCTACAAAACCGTCTGCTCCACTTCCCGAGTTGAAGAAGGAAGTATTGGCAGAACCCGTCCCGTTCACCGTATCCGAAGAGTGAACGAAGTAGCCTACCAGTGCCCCCTGTCCCGTTGCCCCGGACCCAGCCGCAGCAATCAGGTTGGTTCCGATTGCCAGGGCATTTGCAGCCGAAGCATTGTCCACACGGATGCTGGACCCGGCACCTAGAGTCTTCGACTGAAGGTACAGGTAATCAACATTCGTCGGGTCCTTCTCTGCCTTGGCAAGTGCCTTACCAGCGAAGTAAGTAACATCAGCCGCAGCATTGAAGAGGAAGGCACTGAGGGTTGCAGGAACCTGTGCATGGCTCATCAGAGCCGAAACCGTCTGCCGTACTGTTACGGAATGCCTACCATCCGTCTGTCCCGAAGCGAACCCAAGGATGGTATTGGCAGAATCATTCCCGATTGTCAGAGATGCAGACTGGCCGTACCCACCACCCACGATTCGGATTGATGCACCTTCCTGGACTGCGGATACCCCAGTGACACCGGATGCTGTAATAGCAGCCGCAAGCTGGAAGAGGGCCGAACCTGCTGTACCCACGGGGCCTAGAGCCGTCAGTGTACCGGGGCCTGAAGCCGTGAAGGTACAGGTGATCAGGGAATTCTGAACAAAGAACGTGAACCTGTTGTTTGCAGGAGCCGTGGGATCAGAACCATTATAGAAGGTAATGGCAGGCTGGCTGTCCCTGGCATCACCCCAATGAAGGGCAGGGATCTGTCCACCGGCCCAACCAACTGTCCCCAGAAGGCTGGGGAGCATGACCGTAGCCCCACCCGCTGCCTCACCCGTCTCACCGTTAGCAATGGCGAACTTGGTGTTGCCCGTGGAAGCCTGCATGGTCAGGTGGCACTGGGCCAAAGCCGAATGTGCCGTCAGAGTTCCCGCACCAGGGAAGATACGGTTGCGGAGGACCATCCTATCATACGGAAGCCGTCCAACCGTGGTTGCTACCGTGTACCGAGTAGCAATTGGACCCTGAACCAGCTTGGTCTGGATACCGAGGGTTGCCGCACCAGTATCAATACCTGCCAGGACTGCGAAGTCCCGAGCCCCTGCCGTAGTGATGAACTCCAGGTAACCCGCATCTGCGGCATCTGCAACAGCCAGGGTCAGAGTGAACTGAAGCTGTCCTGTTGCAAGAGCAGTACAGTTGACCGTGCCATTCAGGCCACCAACACCATTAATCGTGGCTAGCTGGGTCTGAATCTGAGCAGCCAGAAGTGCTGGGGTTGCATAGGTTCCAGGAGTCAGGGTGATAATCTGATTGCCAGAAAGACCACTGACACTACCAGTGTAGTGCAGAGTCAGACGGTCATACTCATTGACAGCAATCGTGATAGACCCGAAAGAGGTTGCCGTCTTGTAATGAGGAGCTACCAATGCAGCCGCCGCATTCACAGCCGCTACATAGTGAGCTACCGTTGCACCCGCTACCGTGCCCGTAACTGCCGTGAGAACATCACCGTCCACGTTCAGGGCTACACCATCATCCAGACCCGAAGTGAGGTTGTAAGTCGTCTCACCCGAAGCAGGAGTGTAACCAACCTCATCACCAACGAGATAAGCCAGAGCACCTACCCGGCTAGAACCCGTGGGATGGAGAAGGTCCATACCAGCGGCTAGACCCGTCTGGTCTGCCGCACCATCAAAGGTCACCCTGAGATGGTCAGAAGCCGAAGGCACGAAGTAGAAGGGCCCAGGGCTCCCGAAAGCAAACTTCGCAGGAGTTGTGTTCGAAGTGGCAAACTGGACCGTGACGAGTTCCTCTACAGGAGCTCCACCTTCGATCCTGGAATCAGGGAAGAACTCACTCCCCGAGGGGAAGTTCACAGTGATGACCGAAAGGTCCGTTCCCTTGCCAGTCAGGGAAGCCCCGTAGAGCCTTGCTGCCGTCGAGAGCTTCGTAACCGTGTAAGTACCCGTTCCACCTGGACCTGGGATCACACAGCCCAAGGAGTAGCCCCCAGTGGACCCACCCACAGAAGCTTCGTCCACCATCACCGAGTAGTAGAAGGTGGCATACACCGAGGCACCCTCTGGGACCGAAGTTGCCAGAGTGATCGTGGAAGTAGTGGAGTCCACCTTCAGGACCGTGACCGGGCCCCGAGCGAGAGCATCCGTGACGTTGAAGCCCCAGTAGGCAATCACAAGGTCAGGACGGTTCGTGGGGAGGTCAATCCTGCCATTGGCAAGAAGGTTGAAATTCGTTGCCCCCAGAGGGTTGCCACGCCCGTTGCCGGTCGTCGGCTGGAATGGAAGCTGGAACTGGGTGAGGCTGGACACATTCGGGGTCACCGAAGTGTTCAGCACCGGAGTACAAGATGCCATATATGCCCTGGCATCCACCATCAGGGACGAAACCTGATTGGAACCAAAGGTTGTGGCACCTACCGTGTGTACACCCGGAAGAACCTTGAATGCCGTCCCCCAGATGATTGTGTCATCCTTGAGAACGAAGCTCACACCATCAATGTAGGTAGACGAGATGGAAGCAGATTCAACCGTGAGAGCACAGCGGTCAATGTTAGTAACCCCAATGTTCTCCAGGTAATCGAAGGTGTCCTGCCATGTGTTGTAGTAATAGGTGATCGTTACCCTGGCACCCGCAGCCGGGGGCTGAGACAGGATTACGGCACCCGTAGTACCATTGACAGAAACCGGGATGACCTGAACACCAGCTACACGTACCGTAAGGGTAGCAGGATCAGTAGTAGTCACACCCCCGTTGGAACCGTCTACGATGGGACGGTTGAAGACGTAGAAGGTAGCATTCCTAGCCGTGCTCGTCCGATCAGTGATTCCAAGTACCGTGTTGGCAGAGCCAGTCCCAATCACGATGCTCTGTGCAGCCGAAAGAGCAATGCAAGTCAGACCCAGGTTACTGACATAGACCGAAGCCGTCAGAGTCCTGAGTGCAGCCGTATTGATCGCAGCTACCACAGCCGCAGCCGTTACAGCCGTACCAATGGGCAGAGTGATGTTGGTCTGAGCCGAACCATCAACAGACACCTGGAGGGTGTTGTTGATGGAGGACATGTTGAAGTTCTGTCCGTTGATCCCGTACAGGATTGCAGCCGTGGTGGTAACCTGTGCGGAGACATCATCCGTCACCAGGGTATCCGTCCGGTCAAAGTAGTAGGTGCAACGGACTACATCCGTGACTAGGGGGGTAGCTGCAATCTCTACGATGCCCTTCCGGCCATCCACAGAGAGAACCACCACCGGGATGTTATTGATTTTCACTGACACTGAACCCACGGAGTTCGTGAGAGTGCCCGTTCCATCACCATTCACCAGAGGACGGTTGCGTACCTGAAGCTTTGTAAGAGTCGCTCCATCCCAGTCACCCAGAGTGACAGAACCATCTGGGTTAATGGCTACAACAGCCCGACCCGTCTCATCCTCATCCACGATTCTCTGGTCAATGGTAGCAGAGCTACCCCGAACAAGCTGGAGTCCTGTGCGGGACAGAAGCTCGTTACCAGTCCCAATCAGAATCGGAATCCTGGAAGGAATCGAAGTGGGGGGAGTGGGTACCTCAAACTGAGTCTGAGTGTATACTCCAGGAGGCAGGTAGCCGGTGTCATCGAGCATTGGAATCTCTCCTAGTCCTTTAGGCAGGCATCACCAATTCACATCAACCACAGCCCCTCTGGGACTGGGAAAACCCTGGAGTGATCCAGGTAGCACAAGGGATTTATCTACATCTTGTCCAGGGCTATTGCCCGGTTACCGAAGGTCAGACATCCTTAGAGAGTTTCTGACCTTCGGCTTTGATAACTCCAATGGCGCTAGCATGAACTTTTCGACCTAGTTCGGCTGCTTGACGTTCCACTGGGGTCATCACTCGATAGCTACCATCATCGTTCCGAGACAGGTCATAACCCGTACTTCCAGGGTTGCTAGCTATAACTCGTCTCTTGTCTTCAACTCTGGAGATAATGCCATTCCACTTCTGTTTGGCATCAATCCCAATCACCCGGTCTACATCATGGTCAATCGAGGCCATCCCCGTATCCTGGGGACCCATTCCCTTGACTGTAGATGAGAAGGCAACACTCATCGAAGACGGCACCAACCTGGATGCCATCTTCCCACACTTGCACTTGGTCGGAGATTCTGGGGTGGAGGCAGAACCCCTACCAGAGAATCTCAAACCGCAAGCTTCACACTGATAGCTGTAGGTGGGAATGGTGTACCTCTCTGACTATGGGAGAGGTATAGAGGAGATATGGCAGAGAAAAGTGAACCTATCGGGCGTTGTGAGTTAAAGACTCTGCATTCTTCCTGGTGACATGAAGCATCTCTTCCAAATCTTCAAGCTGCCTGTCATGCTCTTCACGGTCCTTATCAAAGTCCTTCCCGGCTCCTTCAAGGACTTTCCCATCCTTCTTATGTTCATCAAGGATATCGTAGAGCTTTTCCTCAAAAGCCCTCAACTTGGGCACATCCTTGATGGTCTTCTTGTTTGTAGCATAGATTTCGTCATCATATTCCTTCTTGGTGTCCTTGAAGCGTTTGGATGCCTTATCTTGAGTACTCTTGATTTCTTTGAGCTTCGCTGGAGACACCTTATGTGTGGTCTTCTTCTTGTGGCTAGTTATAGCCTGCTCAACTTCTCCAATTTTACTCTTCAGTGTTCCCTGAAGGTCAGTGTTCCTCTCAGCGTACCTACCCTTGGTGCCTTCCTTCTTGTCCTTCTCCACTTGAGCGTTCGTAGCAGAGAGAAGGTCTTCCAAGGTCTTCTTCACTTCTTGAAGTTCAGATACCACATGATGGGGGTTCTGACTTGTCCCCACTGAGAAAGTGACTCTGTTATAGTAGGAATTGGGGTCAACTTTGACCTTGCTATTCTTATCACCTTTGAGTTGCTTCAGTTTGCTATCCAAATCACCACCGGACTCTCCAGTTTCTTTGGATTTCTCTTCAGCCTTATCCGGTGCCCTCTCTTCCTTCTCCGGTGCCTTCTGAGACTCAGAACCACCCGAAGGAGCCTTCACCGTATGCTTGACATGACTCTTGGGGTGATCCTTCAAGTACTTGTCCAGAGCTTCCTGTGAAGGGAACTCCATAGCTGTCTTCAGGATAGGAAGCAGATGGGGCCGAAGCTCAAGGTTGGAATGAGCTAACTTGATGAGCTTAGTCCGAAGTGTGTCTACCCTAGGTCCTCACCCTTGAAACGTAATAGGATTTCTACTTGACGGTCACTTGATGACTTCGTAGTTCTTGAGGGGATGCTGGAAGTACATGTCCCTGTAGGGCCGAAGTCCCAGAGATTCGGCTACCATAGTAGTAGTCCCTGTGAAACCCTCAATGGAAACCGTCAAGGGAACGAAAGCCCCCCATTCAGTCTCTACAGTCACCGAGATAGATGAGTTATAGAAGTAGTCATCACCATTCTCATCGTAGACTTCTTCGGACTCGCCACCCATGGAAACATCTGTAATCTCAACACCTTGGGAAGATAAAGTAGGCCGAAGGATGCCCCAGAGATACACGGCTGTCTGATCCGCTATCTCCATCTGGGCATTAGTGTCACGGGTCATCACTGTAATGTCTAGGGTCTGTTCCCACTTGCCCCCGTACTGGAGGTAAGCATCCTGACGGTAGGGGGTGACAATCACAGCGAACCTATCACCTACCGCTACCCGGTGCCCAAAGGCAAGTACACACCCTGGAATGGGCTTGTTGACCCCTGTATTGTACTCCAGGGGCCAAGGACCCGAAGACTCCCCAGGATACCTGTAGTCTGCGGTCAAAGACAATCCCCGTGGAAGGGGCTCCCTCAACGTGAAGACTGACCCGTCTTCGTTGAGGGTGTAGTCCACACCTTCAACCAGTTTCCGAGAACTGGGGAGTTCATAGAGCCGCAGGCTCCTACGAAGGGGTGTATGGAGGAGTGTCCCCTCTACAGGGGAAGTCATCATCACCTGTTCGGCCTGAACAGTATACAGGGGGTCAACGTGGAACTCTTTCTCACCTGTAATCTCACAGTAGTAGGCACCTGGGAGAGATGGGAACACCCCCCTATTGTCCTGGATGGCTATGGCATCTTCCCGTACCCACTCACAAGATAGACCTGTGTAGTTAGGAACGTAAGCCAAGAAGCAATAGCTCTTGAGAGTTCCCATGAAGTTGTCGGCAGACAACTGTAACTTGTTTGCTTGACCACCCTTGACAATGATCCCGTACTGGGGTCTCTCTTTGAAAGAATATTTACCCTGGATATTGTCGGGTAGGTCTGGATAGGCTGGGTGATTCGCCCAGAACTCACGGAGTTCCAGGATGAACCTACGTTTTGTGGCCTGGGTTAAGTGAAGGAACAAGTGATCTCCCTACACTACCGGGTTACAGGAGAATCAACGGACTACTTGGACATCTTCTTCAATTCGGTCTTGACCCGCTTGGCAACTTCACCCTTCCAAGAACTCGCATTATTGAGGAAGTAGGCTACAATCCCCTTACCAGAATCAGCACCGTAGTTATCTGTAATCTTGTCCAAACCAGACATAGCTTCCAAGTAGGGCTTGGCTGCGAAGTTGACATTCTTCCAGTCCCGACGAATCTCGTCTGCAATCTCATGGAGCGGACGTGTGCTATCTGCCGTGAGAATAGGGAGTAGATGTGGGCGTAGCTCAGGATTTGCGTGAGCTAGACGAATGATCTTGGAACGGAGAGGATCGGTCATGGATAGAACTCCTACAAGGAGTTCTACCATAGGGAAGCTACTTAGGAGTCTTGAGCTTGATGATTCCTTGATGAAGAGCATCCTTGTCCAGATTGGATTCAGGACGGGGCATGTGAGGTAGACCCCCACGAAGAGCATCAATGTCAATCTTAGGGGATGACTCCCACAAGGTAGACAACTCTTCAACTTCCCTCTTGGCAAGGACACCCTTGAGCTTGCGGTAAGGCCACAGAGCCGTGTGGATCTTCTGCTTCAGTCTCAAGTAGGGAAGGTAAGCAGGACTGAGACTAAACTTGCGGTGTAGTTTTGGGGTTTGGAGTCGGAGCTTCAGGAAAAGTAGTGCCTCTACTGACACCATCTTTGAGATGGGGCCCTTCAGTTGCGTCTGATAGAAATCCTCTAGGGTCTTGTGGATTCTCTCCACCTTTACCTGAAAAGAATAGATGATCTTGGGGGTCTTGAAAATCATTCTGCGTACTCCTGGAGAGCTTGTACCAATAGACCTTGTGCTACTGCATTCAGAGGATCAACCGCTGCCCGTACTTCAGAAATCTCGATGGGGAACTTCTTCCTCTTCCGGTCAAACACCATATTGAAGAAGTCCAAGAAACCCCCAGCCTTGGATGTCCCACCAGAGACAATCATGGGGATAGGCTTCGGAGCCGAGAACTTATGGGCAATGTTCCCGAACTGAAGAGCAATCTGGTCCAGAACGTACTCCACCATTGAACGGTAGTAGAACACCAGTGCCTCTTCCTCCCGACCCTTGGGAGCCATGAGGTCAATGCCCTTCTCCTTCAGATAGCACAGACGTGCCTGGGTGGACCCGATGGACGTAGCCGCACCATGGTCAATCCAGTCACCCCCACGGGCAACACTGAAACTCAGTGCCTCAATAGTGTTCAGTGCCAGAGCTACGTTTACCATCCCCGAACCGAAAGAAATCCCAATCCCAGAGAAGCCTTCCTTGGCTGTTTCACTGTAGATAATCCCCATGGCTTCATTCGCAGCCGTAGGGGTGTACCCACAGTCCCGAACAATTCTCTCCAGGATTCCTCGATGGTAGATCACGTCCCGGTCTGTTTGGTCCATAGGTGCCGCAGGGACCGAGAAGTAGCAATGTTCCTTCTCGACTCTTGGGTCACCCAAGACAGACTTGATCAGGAGTGCCAGAATCTCCAGGGCATCCCCTTCTCTGGAGGAAATCATCCCTGAAGCCAAGGGCCTACGGGCTTCTCGGCCGAAGATGTTGGCTGTCTCCAGAGCAGCATCTCCGAGAATAAGAATCTCGTTGGGCCTCTCAACGTAGCCCACACCAGTGAGCTTCAACATTTTCTTGGCTTCCACAGGAAGCTCCAGGAAGGCATCCCGGATACGCCTAGTCTCTACACCTTTGAGAGTCTTTCGTGCGGAAACAATATTCATTGTACCAATATCTGCCCCGACCCCTGGAGAAAGCTTCTCAACCATTACCAATCCCTCGTTTCTTCTTGGTAGCCCTCAAGGTATTACTCGCTTCATCCACAGAACCACCCACCAAATGTTCCGTAGGGGCAGTTACTTCGGCCTTAACTTCACCAATAGTGGGGATGAAGACCTCTTCAGGCTGTCCTGTGAATACCTGTCTGTCCCTAGCACTTACCCCAACACCCTTGAGTTCATGTACTTCCTTACGGAGTTCCTGAACCGTATGTGTCAAGGTATCTATCCTCCCTATCAATACCTGAAGTAATTCAGAGGAGACAGTTGTGGGTGGGACAATGACCTTCGGGATAGGTTGTACCAAGGGTGCCTGGAAAGGCACCCTTATTTCACCCGCTGGCCGAACCTCTCTGGGTTCATCCTCCGCTCTCACTCTTACCTTCCCAGTGGTCTTTGCCAGTCTAAGGTCCACAGACCGTTCTGCCAGACCGGCTTCAACCCAAATGCTATTACCCCCTGGAACCTTCCCATACCCAAGATCATTGAGGGAAGTGTCTACCAAGGCTGTGATTGCTACCCTACTCATCGGAATATGTTGATCTTCTGGAGTGCCTTGGTAATCAACGGGAACATGAGTTTAGCACACTCCACGGCTGCTCTCTTGTACCCTCTATTAATGAATGTGTGTTCCAGGATCAGAGGATGCACCCACACCGAATGGGTATAAGGTGCGACCTTCATAATCATTGTGCCATTGCTCTTACGGATAGGAATTTGATCCGAGATGTCCACCACATCCCTGGTTACATGAAGGATTCTATCATAGACCTTCTGTTCGGCTTCAGTCTTCCCTCGCTTGGGTCTCTTGGGCTTCGTCCCAGCTATGATCCTATCCCAATCACAGTAAATGACAATCTCATTGTTGGCAATCTCATACTTAAAGGACTCATAGAACTCAGGGCCACCCCCGGAGAACCCCTGCTTTGCAGCATCAATCTTGGCTTCCTTTACGATGGAAGCTACAATGACTTCCCCCATCTTTTGAAGGATCGTTAGGGGTATCACCATCGTGATGACCCCACCCTTTATAGATGAGAGAGGGGTACTAGACCCCTTCTTCTCTATTGTCATGGTTCAGCCTAATCGAAAGAATGAGTCAAATCCCAGCCTTGCCCTCTATGCCCATGGGAACCAAACCTGACTCTTGCTCTTGTAAGCTCCAAATCATGCTCCGAATCATCCATTTACGATGTTCTCCCAAGCCGGGGTACGTCCTCTTTCTTCAGTGCTAGGATTGTCCCCAGCATCATCTGTCCCCATTGGGAGGGCATTGTCAGGAGTGACAGGGAAGGCAGGATCGGTACGGACATCCCTTGGGAGTCTCCAGGGGTAGTATGTGTACCTTGTCCCCGGCCAAGTGATGTTCTCATACCCATCAATGGGAACCAAGTAACGAATGTCATTAGCTTCTATGTAAGCAATGTTGAAGTGCTGTTGAAGGATGTTTCCACGAGCAGATGGACGCCTGACAGGACCAATTGAGTATCGGTCATTGTTCTGCTTCACCATGAAGTCTCTTTGAGACATCACCGGACTGGGGCCCATGAAAACTTCGTAGGTGTGTTCCTTCCTACGCCCGTACTCTGACTGAGAGACACGTCTCTCAGAGTCATCTGGGGCTACAATCACATCATAGGGACCTTCATAGCCCCCAACCCAACCTGTACCAAAGCAGGAACGGCACCTATTGGAAGGTTGCTTGTTAAACTCCAGGGACTTGGGATCGGTCTGATCACACTGGCAAGGAACACCAGCAACCTTCATCACGAAGAGCCGAACACGCTCCCCACCCTGTTCCAAGATCCATTGATTCCGTCTGATAGCTTCCTTCCAGATGTAATCCAGGTTCTCAATGTCCATGCTCCCTACAGGATAGGTCTGGTCAAGGGGAGTCTCCCGAAGACCCCCAGGAACCGTAGGATCTACCGCTACAGTCGTGATTCGGTAGTAGACCTTCTTGTCTATTTCTGGGGCTACCAAATTCCTAAGAGTGTAGTAGGTGATTAGGACTATTGAATTCTCAGTTGGGAGGGTTGGTCCAACATTCCTCTGTGTACCGGGGTCTATGTCAGGGACATCTACAAGGGTTACTTCCCCGTTAGGGCCGAAGACAGATGACACCCTTACAGGAATACCGTCAATAGTGACATAGACATCTTCAGGTGAGTTCCCTGAAATTCCCTGAGTACCCCTCTTGTGGATTGGGTGTGCTGTTTTGAAGGTCCAGCGTCGGTCGTTAGAGGCATCCCCACGGGACTGCCATCCTGTATCCCACGGAATCATCTCTCTGGAAACCAAGGCTACGTCTGTGAAGTCTCGGAAAAGTGTACCCCCTACAGGAAAAGCATTGAGCCTCTTGTATGGTCCACGATCCGAGCCATCGGATCGGTAGATGTTCACCCCCCGAATCACCCAGGAGACGTTAGCATTGAGAATTGTAGGGTCATCCCACCGTACATCCAGCACTCCCGAAAGGAAGGCACTGGTTACTGTCCCGTTCGTGGGACACTGTGGGTAATTGACACCTGGAGGGGGGTCCCAACCAGCCGACATGAGAGATTCCTCCTAGTGGAGGTTTCTCATAGTCGAATCAACACTAGGGGGTTACGGGGTCGGGCTGAGTAGGAGCAGGAACCGGGGCAGGCTGATCCATCTGGACGATATCACCTTCCTTGGTGATCTGCCAGGGAGTCCCCTCGACAATCCCTACCCTCTTGGCGGCACCGGACATGACATCATGTGCCTTGGTCTCGATCTGGTCCAGATTGCCCAGGAGACGGGCCTTGCGAGCCTCGCCCTGTCCAATCTCCAGGAGAACCGTCTGTGCCGTCTGACGGAGACGATTCAGTTCGTCCATCTCCGTCTGTTCCATCTTGCCCATGTTCTTGAAGCCTTCACTCATCACTGAACTCCGTTCGGCAGAATCGGGTTGGTAGCCACCAATGGTCTTACACTACCCGAACGCCTAGGAGGGTTAGAAAGATTTGTGAAGGGGCCAGAAGAACGAACAGCATACTGAAACTGTTTGGTCTCATCCCTGAGAACCACCATGTCAGCTTGAAGATGAGCCACACTGGAACGCAAATCCCCGATAGCGTTGATCCTCGTATCGGGGGGTATGGGCCTGATTGTCGGGACTGTAGGTGTACTTCTCACTTGGGATGTCCCAGTAGCAGTACGAACACCCAGATACACCGGAACCGTAGAAAGGGCCAAGGTGAGCGTTGCCACCATGACCTTAGTGCCTGTTGAGCCCATTTCGGATCTCCTGTAGAATGTCTCTTATGAAGGTTACCGAAACTCGAAGCTCACGCATTGAAGCCGAAGTCTCCTGTACCGCATCAACTAGTTCATTGTGTTGACGTGTCAATTGGTCAATACGTGACTCTGCCTGATGAACTCGGTCCTTAAGTGAGTTCACTTCATTCTGAGCTACAGCGTTGGTAACCTGAAGATGTACACCCCAGAGAACCAACGGAATTACAAGTACTGAGAGAATCTTGAAAGCCCAATCAGCCCATTTCTGGGCCTCCACGGTTCCACTAGTCTCTCTACCCGCCCCCCCTGCACCCAACCTTTGCTGCTCTGTCATTCCTAAGACCTTTGTGGAAGGTTGTAACCCCCACCACTTAGTTTCTATAGGAACAGGAACGAAGGAAGACGCAGCCTCTTACCTCTAAGAGATTATAGAATCAGGATTGAATGGAATTTAGGACTGCTAAGAGGATCAGGAAAGTGGGGCGAAGATTCCGCATGACCTGAAACACACAGGTCATGCAGAGCCTTTGAGGGTCTCTAGCTGTACTTGACAGTGAAGTATTCGCCCTTGATGAATACCGTCAAGAGGATATCACCGGGGAGGACGTAGAACACCCCATCCTCCTTTTCGGCCTTGGCGAGCTTGATACCGGGATACTTGGCTTCGATCTGGTCTGCCGTGAGTGCCTTGCTGGCACCCAGAGATTCAGGGATGAGCCCAGTTGCACCGATATAGAACACCAGGGGACTGACTTCGACCTTGAAGAGTCGGTCGATCATGTCATCCACCTTGCGGAGGGTGGTGGTCAGAGTCTCCACAGCCTTGTCCTTGTTGGTGGGAGACTGGAAGGAACTCAGGGTGTCCTGAATCTCTCCCTTGGTCAGACCCGCAAGAGCCAACTGTGCCTGAGCCATCCCGTTGCTCTCCAGCCCCAGGAACTCTGCATAGATGGGGTAGCACAGGGCATCCACATCATCCAGAGTGGTCTTGCCAGAGAGCTTCTTGACACCCCAGGGCTCATGGTTCGCAAGAGCCAAGTCCAGAGTGGGCTTGTCCACTTCCTTCCCACCCACCTTCACTGTGAACCGACGCTGAAGGAAGGCATTCCCGGAGAGGAGCTTGCCCAGGTTGGTGATCTTGGGAGTCCCAAGCTCGATCTTGTAGGAGAGCCGGGTGTCCACATCACCCTTGGCGATGGCATCATCCAGGTTGGGGTGGATGGAAGTCGTCGGCGGGGAGAAGTACAGGCTCGACGTGAGAAGGTACGTCTTGAGCTCTGCCACCTGTTCCGGGGTGTACTTGGTGCTCTCCGACTTGAGGACAGCACTCAGGAGCTTGGACACCACCTGAAGGCCCAGGAGGTTGGGGAACACCGTGGGCTTGATCCCGTAGTCCTGATCGTACTCCACCAAGGGGCACTTGCCGAACGGGAGAACGTAGGTGGTATCCGGGTTGAAGTCCCCAGTCACCATGCCCATGTCCTTCAGGGCCTTGAAGCACCGCTTGTCCGTGGTACGGATGGGGAACTCTGGGGAATTGCACACCCCGTCCCCAACCAACGTATAGTTATTGAAAGAGGACAAATCCAGGGTGATCCCGGCAACCTTGGGAATCACGTTCCCCGTCGCCTTCTCGATGAGGTCAACCGGCTGGAACAGGAGCACGTTGATGGTAGCCGTGTTCCTGTTGAACTCGAAACTTCCGACCTTCACGAACCCAGTGGAAGCCTTCGGCTTGGTCTCATAGGCAGGCTCCGTCAAGGAGCCGTCCGGGTTGCGAACACCGGACACCTTCTTGAGTCCCCGACGCTTGTACCCTGCCGTGAAGGGCTTCATGTCCACCGTGAGGGAGCTCCGGTACTCATCCAGGACTGCCAGGACTGCCAGGAGACTCGGGCCCGTGGTGGGGAGCCCCAGGGATGCCGTCTTGGTGAATGCCTTGGGGGTGAAGATGGCCGTCTCCACATCCGAAGCCATTGCAGCAATCTCGGTGCTCACCAGTGCCCGTGCGTGCTGAACCAGGAGCTCCGTGTGACGGCTGCTCACCAGGGCATACTTGGCATCGTTGAGCCTGCCCTCGGAAATCAGGGCTCGGCAGTAGGCCAGGACAGGGGTGATCGGAGCCGTATCCCCACAGACCGGAAGCATGGACTTGTTGTACTCTGCCTCACTCAGGGGGAAGAGCCGGTATGCCGTCTTGTCATCGGCAGGAGCCAACCCCTGGACCGTGAGGGCACCTTCCGCACCCAGCACCTTCTTGGCCGACGTGCTCACGAAGAGGGCATAGCCTCCACCCTTCGGCATCGGAATCTCCACCACCGGAGCCATTGCACCGGCTACCAGCTTGGTGGTGTCATACAGGGCCGTGTAGACCTGCTTGATGTCCCGTGCCTGGATACACGTCCCGGAGCACTGGTTGGAGATGTTGCTCAGGAGCCCGAAGTCACACCAATCCCGGTAGGCAATGGTGTTCACGAAGCAACAGGGGTGCTTCTTGATCTGGTCCACCGCTGCCTGGATGGCCCGGAACTCACTGGAGGGGCTCCGGTCATTGGCGAAACCATCGGTGTGCAGGGAGATGGAAGTGGTCTCGCTGTCCTGAACGAGCTTCTCCGCTTCCACCAGGGACTGAGAGATACAGGTCATGCAGGTTGCCCTGATGGACCGGATCTCCTTGATGAAGGGGCTGTTCGCAGCCATCACGTCCGAGATGAGCTCCCGCTTGAAGTGGACCTTCACATCCCCCATGCTGGAGTAGGAGAGGAGAGACACCCGGAGCGACGGGGAGTTGAACTCACTGAGAGTGAGAACCTTCTCCACCATCGTCTTCAGGGGGTCCATGTCTCCGTACATGGACCCCGACCTGTCAACGATGATGATGTGATGGCTGGGCTTCGGAACTGCCTTCTTGGAGGGGTCTGCCGAGAGATTCTCGGCCTCCACCTGGAAGTAGGACCGGGGCTTGCCTGCGAACGAACACAATGCGAACTTGCTGGACGTAGACATATCTGGGTCATCCTTGGGGCAGGGCTGTTTATGCGTGCCTCACGAATACTTACCCCCTCGGGAAGGAAACTTAACCTAAATTGTGATCGAGAAGTTCAGAATCAGTGAGGGACTACATTGTAGCAGAGTTACACACCCTGTACTACCACCCCGTAGGAGTAACCTTGTAGTGCTTGAACTTCAACTGAAGGATGTTCAGTTGCTTCGGGGTGAACGATTGCCGTGCCTTGACCCTATCAGCAAGAGACTTCACGAAAGTCTTAGTCCATTCATCTCTAGCTGCTCTAGCTGCCGTCCAGAGTTCCCGTAGAGAGCCCAGCCTGGGATCTTCTCCTGGAGTTGCAGGTACCGGAGGCTCGGGCTTGTGCTCTGGCTTAAAATCAGGCTTCGGCTCTGGCGATGGAGGTACAGGCTTGGGTACAGGCTTGGGTTCAGGCTTCGGAGGCTCTGGTTTCACAGGCTCCGGTTCCTTTACCGTAACGATAGACTGTTCTTCCTGTTCACCTTCAGGAAGCTTCTGGACTATGATCCTCTTGAAAGCTTCCTCATGCTCTGGGGTCAGATGACTTGTCAGATACCTGGAGAAAGACTCTGCAAAGTGTTCCTCTTGGTCCGTTGCTGAATAGGGTGTGGGGAACTTTGCAAAAGTCTGCCTCTTACGCAAAATCTTCTGAAGTTCTGTTACCTTAATGAGCCCCCCACCATCAATCTCGACATATACACCTTTGTAAGAAAGAATACGAGGTTTATTAGTGTAGCCTTTGACATTGATTGGAAACTCTTCACCTACTGCCGGAAGCTTTGGTGACTCTCCACCCTTATACTTGACATCCATGTGGTGTTTTCCCCACATGGATTTCGTGGCACCATCCATGAACTTCCGCCACCAGCGATGAGCTAATTCATGGAGGAGAGTCTCAACATCATCCACTCTCACACTGGGATGTGGACGAAGGTAAACATCATCCTTTGCAACATTGTACCAAGCTAGTGTACTTGCCTTGCTAATCTGCCCTACAATGAAGACATCACCATAGAGAACCTTGAGAAAGGCAGGCACTTTTCGTAGAAACACCTGGGCTCGCTCCACCACTTCCTTGGTTGAAGCAAGCTCCTTCCCCTGAAGGTGCAAGGTGTTGTGGACCTTGAGTTTCCCTATGGTGAAGAGTTCTTCTCTGCCACTGACTACACCCTCAGTCCTCTGGGGCCAATCCGCAGCTTCTACCAGGAGCCGAAGATTGTCCTCATTCCGCTGATACCAAGTCCAGATATTCCGAGCTACACCAGCTACAGACACAAACATCCGTGCGGCTGTTTCAAGCTTCCTAACCTTGGTAGGTGGGATTGACCGTGTGCCTAGAACCCAGTTGGTGTATTCCTTTCCCTTGTTGACAAGGCTCACCCACGGGTTCCGCAAATCATATTTCACGGTCCAATCACTAGGTTTCCCACCGGAGGCGCTCTGGATAGCACGATACTTCACTAGAAAGTTTTGGTAGGCTTCCATGAAGCTACCTCTGATCCTAGTAGTATCTGCCTCGGTGTACTCAGCACCGAACAGGAACCTGGAAGCTACCTTATGAGGGGATAGGTGCATTGGAGGGGTGCATCCTTACAGATTCACGTCTTCCATGTCCCTCACGAAGTCTGCCCAGTCAGCCTTCCAACCACTTGGACGACCACCCTGACGACCCAGATAGAGAACCGTGCCCTTGGTAGGATTGAAGGTTGTTGGGTGCCCTACTCTCTGAACGGCATACATCCCAAAGACAAGATTACCTTCCTTGGTCATTCTCATCTGGGGGACAAGTCCGCTGAAATAGACACTGTAACGGCTCTCCCCCTGGGCGGAACCAGCCTCAACATAGTCATCTATGATTTCCATGTGAGTCTTAGTCGGAAGCTTGCCATTCTTGTCCTTCAGATACACACACTCCATGTGTACCTTGCCCTCAGTGCCCTTCTCCACACCGGAGCCAATCGGGGTGAACCTACCAAGGCCAGTTTCCTTACCGGGCTGGACACCATAGAAGAAAATCTTCTTATGGTCCTGGTCCATTTCAATAGTGTAACCCTTGTGGTCCTTGTCTACCACACGCCCCGTCTGACGGTGATACTCACGGCAGGTTTCCTCATTCTGTTCATTAGTGTTGACATTCACGTCAACACTAACAAGTTCACCTACGGACAAGGGGCCCCGACGAGCTTCTACTGAACCCAACAGAGGTACACCCTGCTTTTCCAAAATCTCCTGAACCTCATCCGGGGTGTACTTCTTAGCCCTGAGCATCACCCATGCTACGAAGTCCTCAGAGGTAGGGGAGAAAGCCGTCTTCCCTAGAACCGGAAGAAGCTCATTCCGAAACTCAGGGTGTTCGTGGGCTAGCTTGATGACCTTGGACCGGAGAGTTTCCATTGCGGGATTCCTTTGTCTCTTGTAACTAATCAGAGGAGTAGTGGCTACTCTTCATCTTCCAGGATAGCACCAAGCATCTTCACGAAGTCAGCCGGGGGCAGACCCTTCATGCGTTCCTTGGTCTCAGGCTTGGCATTCTGAAGGAACTTCCGCATGAGTTCTGCATCCGAGAGCTTCACACCACTCTTCGGCTTGTCCTTCTTGAACTTCTTGACCTCATCTGCATCATCATCCTTGAGCTTGTGCTCATCCATCACGGACTTCACATTCTCATGGTACTTGCCAGCGTAGGTCTTGTTCTTCCAGGAGCTACCCTCGGGGAGAGCACCCTCACTACCAATGTCCTCACACTTCCGGGTTCCATCATCCCAGTTAGTGCCATCTTCACACCGCTCATGGGGTGTGGATGCCAGGATGGGGAGGATGTGGGGACGAAGCTCAAGGTTGGAATGAGCTAGACGGATCAGTTTGCCACGTAGGGTTGTCACTGGAAATCTCCTCTACTTCTTAATATCCTGGGATTCATTCCTAGACTTCTTCTCATGCCAGTCAGACCACTTTTTATGCCTAGCTGCTTTTTCCTTGTGAGTCTTAGCCTCTTCGTGCTTACCCGCCTTGGTAGCAGCTTCGGCAGCTTCTTCATGAGCTTCAGTAGCTCGCCTGTGGCTACTACCCGCTATATAGTGGTCATCCCCAGTATTCTGATGCGTCTCTTCATAGTGCTTGGCAGCTTTTGAATTCTCTTCAGCACCTTCAGTTCTATCTTCAGCATAGTTCTTGGCATGGGAATAGGCATCATCTAATGCCTTCTGCTTGTGATGCTTGGCCTTTTCCTCATGGTGCTGGGCCTTCTCAGTATTTCCACGTTCCTTATGATGCTTGGCTGCATCTTCATGTTTCTTTGCAACATCATTATGGAGCTTCTCCCCCTCCCAATGTTGGTGTCCAGTGTCATCCAGTTTCTCGGAAGCCTTGTCTGCGGTAGAAGAGATGGCATCATCTTCCTGCTTCTTCTTCTTCTCAATGCCTTCATGGTGTTCCTTGGCCTTATCCTCCTTCCCCTTTTCATGCTTCTCTAGGTCACCATTCTTCTTGTCGAACATCTCTCGGATGTGCTTCTGCTCATCCTTGGGGAGAGAATCGAAATCGACCTTGTTATGTGTCTCAGGATTGGTGAACTTCTTGGTTTCGATATAGGCATCAAAACCCCCACCCATAGCCGTCTTCAGGATAGGAAGAAGATGTGGACGAAGATCGAGATTGGAATGGGCCAGACGAATCAACTTGCCACGAAGAGTGTCAGTCATAGATAGATCCTCTCTGTCTACAGCGTATAAGACGGCTACCGATCAGAAACCCTTACCGGGTTCTATCTTGTATTGCTTGAATTTCCTACCAAGGATATCTGTCTGCTTGTAGGTGAGCTTCTTACCAGCTTTGATCTGATCCCCAATAGACTTCACGAACTTCATGGTCCAGTCATCGGACCCTGCCCGTGCAGCTTTCCAAAGATCCCGGAGGGACCCCAACCTAGAGTCTTCCTTGGGTTCATGGACTACAGGCTCGGGAGCTACAGTCTTAGGGGCTACCGGGAATCTACTGGGTGGGAGAGGGCTAGAGAGATGAGTAGCCTTGTATATCTCCACCAGTGCCTTCCGGTACTTCCCTGCGGCATCTGGCACCCTACTGAGTGTGCCGAAGAACTTGTCCTGGTAGATTCCAGCATAAGGGCCGTAATTTGCCTCTTCATAACTAGGACGAGGCAGTAATCCTACGAATATCTTGAGTGCCCTCTCCGGGTCTGCATCCGGTAAGAGTACCAGCATTTTCTTGAACTTATAGATGGAGTCCGTCAGTCGAGTCTGGAACTCGATGTCATCCAAAGCATGAATATCTGTTTCCTGGAAATTCTGTACTCCCTGATTCTTCAACTTCAGGAGTGCCTTCAACCTTTCCTGTCTCTGCTTACCATCTTCCTCTGTCTTGGCATTAGCAGGAAAATCCTTCATCATCCATTGCTTGTACTGGGGTGTCTTCATCCTCTGCCCTGGAAGCCCTGCTACAGGAGCCGTCCAGTTGTCCATATTCACAGAGAATGACAGGTATGCTTGAGCTAGATGCTGGAGTTCATGCCGAATCGTTTGACGGAACTGATCCTCCAGTTGCTTCGGGTTCAACTCCCGGATACCCCCTTCGGCCTCAACAGGAAACCATAGGCTCAGGGTCTTCAATGGGGCTTGCCATTGTCCACCTGGATTCTTGCCCCCACCATAATCCCCATTTAGTTTAACGTGAATGATCTTCCAGGATTTGATACCCCCTGCAATACCCTCCCGATACATCTCCAGGAGACTCTCATTTGCCTTGTTTTGCTTGGGATCATCTGTCTTACCAAGATTCAGTGTTTTGATTGTATCTTGAATCTTCTTCTCCATGTGGGCTTCAAGGTCAATCTTGTAGCGCCAACCGGACAAGTCCAAGTTAAAATCCTGCTTGATCTGCCCGTTCCTCTCAATACCGTGTGCAGACCCCGCTATGCCCTTTAACTTGCCCCAAGCTTCATCATACTTCTTCTGATCCCCTTCGGCATTCCGAATGTTTGCTTCCACCATTTCTATCGTGAAGTCAAAGCTCTTCTTCAAACTCTCAGGGTCAGACTTCAAGAGTTCATTGAACTTACTGAACGTAGCCCCACCATGACCATATCCCAACCGAGACATGGCTAGAAGAGAAAATTCCTGGTAAGCCTTGAAGGCTTCCCTGGACTTCCCCTTGTCAATGGTATCTCGGGCAGTCTTGATGGTTTTCTCCAGGTTAGTCTTCAGTAACTTTTGATCCGCAATGTAGCTCAAGTAAGCACCGGGACCATTCCATTGAAGAACTGAAGCTATGACAATGGGGAAAGCCCAGTCAAAGATAGTAGACACCATCGCTGGAGGGGCTTCAAGAGTCCCTGCTAGGTGCTCCAAGACAACTTTGGTAGGTGAGGGTATCACACTGGAACGTGTGAATCGGAGGTCTACCGTAGACCTTCCAGAAGTGCCGCTAGGATGAAAGCGTGTCCCATCTTCCGGTCAGGACAGTTCACCACATCTTTGAGAGTCATACCCAGTGCTAGATGGTCATACCCATCAAAGTCCCAGAGAGTGAGAGACCCCCGTTCCTGGTACAACTCCCTGAGCTTCCAGAAAGCCCAAGTCTCTGCTACAGTGTGGGCATAGAGAGGGATATAGACCTTCTTCCTGGCCTCCAGGTAAGTGAGCTTCTTCCCTCCCCAATAGGTATAGAGAGGTAAAACACCCTTCCCCATCGGGTACCGTTCGGCTCTTGAATTCTCCCAACCTTCCTTAGCCCAATCGAAGTAGGCTTGGGTGGGATTCTGGTCACTGTCTACATGTTGGAGATATACTTTGGCATGTTGCCAAGCATTCTCCATTGTCCTGGATTCTGGGACAACGGCACCTTCATAGAGGGGTACGGGTCCGAGAAGGAACGGACTGAGCCCTCTACTCCAATTTCTGGACCTGGAAGTGGTATCTATGGTGTCTTCGGGACGAGGTTCTTTGAACCCAATGACTCTGACTGGCATCCCCTAGTTACGCTACCAGATGAGGGGACGGTCCTTCAGATCGTTAGCACCCTCAAGCTGGGGCACCTGTGAGTAGTGGGACTGACACAGGAACTTGTCCATCTCAGGGACGATTTTACTGAGTGGGGTATTGAGAGGGTTGTTCTTCAACACATGAAGAAGAGCATAGGTCATTGCCCCATTGTACCTGCCCTGGAAATTGGCATCAGCCGAAGTCTGATTACTCTTGCATCCAGAGATATAGGCTAAATTGAGTTCAAGACCTGTAGGTGTAGACCTTCCCGTGATCTTGGTAGCCCTTATTCCCTTCTCCCTAGCCGTCTGGAGTCTCCAGTCAATGTCAGCCGGGCAAGGATAGAGCTTGTGCAAGTCAGTAGCATGGTCGTGAGGCATCATCTCCTTCGTGAGATCCCCAGAGTGACAGCTATCACTGAGCCACACTACGTTGGTCCCGGCAGGAATGCCCTGGAAAATGGCATTGAACTCCTTGTCCCGGAGCATGTGCAGATCAGTCCAATCGAAGTCTACAGGACAAATTGCCTCATCAAGACCATCTACCTCACCTTGCGGATTCCTGGTAGGAACCTGGGCACCATGTCCTGAATACTGGAAAACCACATGGTTCCCAGGCACCATCGCTTGCTTGAGCCACAGGAGCCTCTCTACGATGGCTTGCTTCGTAGCACGCTCATCCACCAGGAGTCGGATTTCCTCCCTCTTGAAACCCCTGGAAACAAGGTAATCTGCCATGTCTGTGACATCATCAACACATCCCCGAAGAGGACATCCTATGTACTTGTTGATGCCTACTAGCAATGCACGGTTCATCTTTGACCTCCAAGACACCCTACCTACGGGGGAGGAGCAGTAAGGGGAGCATAGTAGATGTCCCACCTAATGTCAGTAGGGATTCCAAGATTGTTCTGAATAACAGGGTAACCTACACCGAAGATGCAAAGATAGCCCACAGAGGGTGTATTAGCCACATTGGCTGTATTCTCCTTCAAAGTGACAACACCACCAGCCGTAAATGTAAATCTTGCAAACCCCAGGTCATTCCCAAAGGAAACAGTCCCCCAACCGGCCATACTATTAGGGATGTAGGGGAGTACATCTTGACCATTCAACACATATTTACTCCCACAGAAATGAAACAACCCGTAAGAGCACTCTACGGTAATTGGGAATGTTGTAGCGTCGAGGTCTAACGCAGTACAATCATAGATTGCTCCCCGAAGGTCAACATCAGTGTATGTCCCGATCACCACATTGGGGGAAGGGATATTGTAATCATTGTTGAACCTAGTGCCCCGGCAAAACACCATAGAGTTGCCTGAACCGGCACCGGCAGTATAAATAGAAAGGAACCCAGGAATCACGGCACCTGACAAGTCTACAACACTATTGGGTATCCCTGCCTGTGCAGGGAGAGCGAGCATTACAGAGCCACTCAACCCAAATGAGTTATCAAAAGTGAATCCCCCATGAATGACTATTGAAGGAGCAAGACCCGTCCCATTGAACAGACCAGGGCCCATGTAGTAATCTGAGCTTGTAACAAATCCAACTACCCCACAGGTAGTGTCCATCTCAAAAGAAGGTTGTCCTTGCAAGTAAATGGAACCTGTAGTGATTACACCATCAGAAACGGTTCTGGTACCATTACAGAAGAGGTACTTCCCACGACCCATCACCGGAACCCAGGTAACGGAATCATCGTAAGTGAGAACAGTATCGTACAGAACACACCCGTTGAATTCGGTGTAGGTGACGTTATTTGCTGAAATGAGTCCCTTACAAATCACATCGTAGGCAAAGATCCTCCCTGCTTGCTTGAAAAGAATAGCTTCATCAGGAGGAGCCGAAACGTCATCCTTTATACATAGAACATTAGAAATCTCACACCAATCGGTGAGGAAGGTATTCACACCATTCCCATCGAGCCTCAGACACCATGCAGAAGCACCAGAAGTAGCATGTAAGGTAAGGTTTCTCATGGTGAAGAAACCAATTGCTATGCCTGCCAAAGGTGCCCATTCGAAGGCACTCCCAGATGCAGGCATTATGATCGTAGACTTGGCATCCAGACCTACCAATGCTGTGTTATCATAGGGTGCCCAAACCACATTCTCAGCATAAGCACCAGGGAACACTACAATGGTAGTCCATGTAGTCAGGTTCCCTACAGCATCCATGATGGTTGTGAAGGGTGCCCCAAGAGAACCATCTGAAGGTGCCCCTCCTGAATAGGAACCGTCTACGAACAGGACATGAGCATAGGGGGCAATGCTTCCTCCAGCACTTCCAGTAACCCAGTTGACCCCATCAAAGACCGGAACTTGCCCAGCCGTAGCTCCCGGCCAAATGGATTGGAGAATCTGATCAATGCGTCGTCTCAGGACGGACATAGCTTCACCTACCTAGTCGAGAGGTACTATCGGGAAAACAGTGAGAGCAACTCCACAGTAAGTGGTAGAACACCCCTCAATGGCTTCTTCTAGTACTATCGGCAGTAACTCTGCTATAAACTGAAGGAGTATGTCCTCCTTCTTCAGGTACAAACCACCATACACCAGGACTACATTCAACCCCAGGGCACCGACCCCTACAGGTATCTACCTGTTTGAAACCCCAGCCATGATCTGGGTAAAGGGGCCTAGGGAACTCCTGGATAAAGCAGGGCCATTCCTGAAGAAACTAGGACTCGCCAGAAGCCATACGGGTGAGGGTGAATGGTTCACTGACCCTGATATGAACCCTGACTACTTTGCCCCCAAACTCAGAGAGTTTGTCAAGCAATTCAATACAGAGAATACACAAGACAAGACAGCTACATCCATAGCAGCCCGCTTTATGGCCGCTTACAATCCCTACAGGACCCACACTCATCTCCCAGGCTCCCACCGGGACAAGGAATGGGATGAGAATGTCATAGCCCCTAGACGTGTTCCCCAAGGCAAAATCTCATATAGTACTGAAGATGATGGTTACGGGCACTTCACTGTCTATGTGCAAGGCCCTCTAACCTCGATGGAATACCTCATCCCAGACTTGAAGAAGATGGGATTTACTGAGAAGCACAAAGACTCCAAAGACACCATTTGGGAAAGACCTGATGAAGGTAGAAACTTGAAGTTCTGGGGTGACAATGAGGAAATGGCTCTCCATTTCCTCATTGAAGACCTAGAGAAAGAACTCAAGGTGCCCGAGGCACCGGAGCCACCACAACATCGAGAACCCCCAAAGGATGAGATCACTCAGAGATTTGAACAGAACCTCTGCATCTCCATTCCCTTCAGCCTCAAGGATGAGGCCAAACATCTGGGTGGACGCTGGGATCAAGCCCGCAAGCTCTGGTGTATGCCCGACAAACGTTCCCTGGAGAAACTCCAGGAGATCCAAGCTGGCTTGTGTGTCAAGATCCCCTATGAGTACAAGGATGAAGCCAAGAAGCTAGGAGGCTCCTGGAACCCCACTGAACGCAAGTGGTGTCTACCCAGCCCCGAAGCCGTCGAGAAGCTTCTAGCAATCATCCATGCAGGGTCATCTCAAAAGGTAGCCAGTCTGTACCTGTCTCGCTAGGATTTCCCACGATTGGACTTGGGCATCAAGAGATTCCCGTCTGCATCTACCAAATCTGCATCAAATCCAGAATTCCTAAGACTCTCGACCTCTCCGAAGAGGGTCAACGGAGAATTCTCTGGATACTGAGCCCTCAACCGACTGATGATGATAGCAAGTGTCTTCTTGCTATCCAATTCCAGGTTCCAGCGGGCATAATTGTCTGCCCACATGCACAGAATCCTGAGTTCATGCCAATTGATCCTGAGAGTGATATCTTCCTTGATAAGACAGGGTACACCCGTAGTGCCACATTTAGGACAGGAAGATGCCCCCCGTAGCTCCTCATCTGTGAACTCTGCCGAACAAGAAGTACACCTGATAGTCTTCTCTTCCATAGATCACTCCAAGTACATCCCCAGAGAACCACCGTCCACCAGGAAATCCACAAGGTCTTGGATATCCTTTGTGTATTGAAACCACTCCCCGTGAATGAGAGAGCCACGGAATAAATAGTGAAGAGCAGCCTCATCCTTCTTGGACCCGAAGGTCTCCACAAGGACAAGTAGCTCCGTTGCATTGTAGGTCTGTGCTTCTCGCCGACGATGATTCCCAGTACGGGTAGTGAAACCTATCTTCACCCTATCTTCATTCAGGGGCTTGAGAAAGTAGATAGTTGGGGTGATACCCACGTTAGGATTTACGCTTTACGGCTCAGAACTGAGCCATCCACTTCTTGACTTCATCTGATAACTCACTCGGCTTCACAACCCTGGTAGTCAACAGTTCTGCAAACCATTCCCTAGGGTTCTTACGGGCATATTCCGTAGGCATCCAATCACTCAGCTTGTTCTGGTACAGATTCTCTCGACGCTGGTATGCCTCTGAAGGGGTATTCTCCCGCTTCACCACAAGGTCATTCATCTCTTTCACCTTGATTTCAATCTCAAGGTTTACAGCCGTAATCCTCTCCTTGAGTCCTGGAGTAGCTTCCAGTAACTCAGAAGTAGGGTGGTGCCTGATGTATGGAGGCTTCCACCCCTGAGAGACAATGGTAGCCATGTCATTGGGAGATGGATTCAAGAGTTCAACCTCTGTGAGCTTCCCACCCTTCCCAGGTACAGGCTTGATGACCCTGTACTTCCTGGTCACCTTCTCATTGTGAGTGAAAGGATTGTCCCAACTTGTGATTTCTACGATAGCACCCTTGGCTACCATTCTCAGGAGTTTGCCCTTGTCAAGTTCAAGCTTGGCTATCTCTTCCCTGAGAATATCATAGGGGTCCACAGCTTGAGCTTTAGTAGGGGCTTCCTCCTTGGCCCAGATGAACTTCTCAATGATCTTCCCGTTGTTGAATTTGCCCGGCACGTTGTTGTAGTGATACCAGTGAGCTAGCTCATGGATGAACGTGAAATAGTTATCACCGGATTTCAAAGCATTGGGGAGAATCTGAACGTGGTTTGTATTGGGGTCAAAGAATGACCGTTGAGCGGCACCCTTCCCCTTGACTACTATGTCCACCTTCCCCCTGAGAGGGAACCCAGCACTGGAGAAGTCCCTACTGGCTTTCTCCAGACCCTCTCGGATCATGCCCAAGTAATCTATGTAATGATGATAAATGTGAATAACGAAACCCCCTGTCTCGATGACAGTGATGAGTTCCACAGCTTCCTTCAAGATTGGAAGGAGATGGGGTCTAAGCTCCGGTTGAGTGTGGGCTAGATGGATGAGACTAGATCGAAGAGTCATATCTGAACATGGAATCGAAGCAATACCTAATCCCCCGGACGCTGGACCAACAACCCGTGAGGATACCCGTCGCTCTTGAGAGCATTCATGGTATCCCTGCCAGGAACACCATCTGAGGTAAGATGATACTTGGTCTGAATAGGCTTCCAGAAGTTCAGGTCTTCATTCTGATCCAATCTGAAGCCCTTGTAGCCAGCCTTTAGAAGAGCATTGAAGATGTAGTCATTCGGATCTCCAGGACCCTTCTGTGAGTTCTGATTCCGATGCCCATAGATACCTACCACTGACTCAGCCTTCTTGGCATCCACAAGTCTAGCAATGGTGCCCCTGACTGAAGGTGAGAGTGTGTTAGCAGACGTGACTGGAACCTGCCTCTGGATGGGATGGTTGAAGTCTGCCAAGAGCCGGGTGAGGGTATCCAGGAACTTGACTGCAACAGCAATCTGTCCCTCATACAAAGACCCGTCATCATCTTGGACCATCTCAATCCCGAGAGTGAAGGGGTTGACGGCTGTAGCGTGCCAAGTGAAGTTCTTGATAGGGTCATTGGAGACTATGATGGTCCCATCAGTATCCAGGGTGTAGTCCCAGGAAACGTCCCTGGACGTGTGTGCCTGATACTTGGCATAGGCTTCGGCCCTTGTGGAAGGCTTGATCCCAGGCTTGAGAGGACCCATCTTGCCATGAACCGTGTGCATGACAATAGCCCGAATCCACAGGGTCCTGGCATTGAAGTCAGTAGCCTTGGGTACCTGGGGGTCATCCAACCAGGAGACCGTCTCCAGACCTGGGGTATCTAGCTTCTGACCATTAAGGACAATTGACATAGAGCCTCCAATGGAGACTCTACATAGCGAGGACACCGGATGGGGGTGGAATCTACCGGGCCATTTCCAAGAACTGTGTCTCGGTGATGATCATGGGCCCCTTGCCCTTGTCCCGAAGCTTCTCCGCTGCCTTCTCCTTGGTGGTCTTCTCCTGGGTCTTGTCATCCCCCACCACCAGGAAGGTCAGGTTCTTGTTCACGGCATCCAGGCACGACCCACCCAGCTTGTAGACCAGAGCTTCCGCAAGCTTCCGCTCCATCGTAGCCATCTTGCCCGTGAACACAAAGCTCTGTCCCGAGAGGATGCCAGTACCCTTCTGGACAGGGGCTACAACCTCCATGTCCTGAACCTTCACCTGGGACCTGAGTGCCGTGATCAGGGGAGCCACTTCCTTGAGCCCCTCGATGACAGACTGAGCGATGGAAAGCCCAATGGTCTGGATACCCCCCAAGTCCTTCGTACTGAGCTTCAGGACATCATCCAGGGTCCGGTACTTCTCAGCGAGAATCTTGGAGACGTGCTTTCCAAGCTCATGCACCCCCAGGGACCGCAGGAAGGTTGCAAGGTCCAAGGTCCGTCGCTTGTCCACTTCGGCAACGAGCTTGGTTGCCGTCTTCATCCCACACCGGCCCAGCGGAGCAAGGTCCGTTGCCTGCATGGTGTAGAAGTCAGCCGGGGACCGGAGCACACCAGCATCGTAGGCTTGTTCCAGGATGGTATCCCCGAAGCCCAGCATGTCCAGGGTGGTAGCGAAGTGAGAGAGCTTCCCGATGAGGGATGCCTTACACTGAGTCGGGTTGGAACATAGGATGAAGTCCCCATCCTCCCGAACAGGTGCCATACAGGACGGGCAGACCATGGGGAGGGTGACCGGGGATGTGCCCGGCTTGATGACTCGCTCGACGTTGGGGATCACCCCACCCCGTCGGCACATCTCCACTTCGGCCCCGAAGGTCAAGCCCAGCTTCTTGATGAAACCTGCGTTGTGGAGGGAAGCTCTGGCAACCGAAGCACCCGACAGGGAAACCGGGTCCACGATGGCTACCGGAGTGATGACTCCAGTACGGGCCACTGACCATTCGATGGATCGAAGGATGGAAACTCCCGTCTCCCCCTGGAACTTGTAGGCGATGGAGTGCCGGGGATGGTGGGAGTTGGAGCCCAGACGGTTCTGTTCCGAAACATCGTTGGCTCGGAACACCACACCATCAATCTCATAGTCCAGGGTCGGACGCTTCGCAGCCATCCAGTCGTACCCTTCCCGGAGTCGATCCCTGGTGAGGGTCGTAGTATCAATCGGAGCGAAGCCCGCTGCCACCAGAGCAGCCAGGACTTCCTGCTGTGTCTGGAAACCCCCACCCACGATATCGTAGGCTGCGAACGAGAGCCCGTATGCAGCGGACTTCTTCACGTCCTTCTGCTTGATTGCTCCCGCTGCAAGGTTCCTGGGGTTGGCATGTTCGGCCTTGAACTTCTCAAAGACCGAGAGCTTCATGTAGATTTCACCCCGGACCTCCAGGGCACAGGTAGTGTTGACCTTCTTCGGCACGTCCTTGATTTCCATGACGTTGACCGTGATGTCATCCCCCGTGATACCATCCCCACGGGTTGCAGCCAGGATCAGGTTCCCCTTTGCATCGTAGTGAAGGCTAGAGGCACACCCATCGAACTTGGGCATGACCACCACGGCACCCTTGAATTCCCCTGCCCACTTGTTCAGGTCATCGTCGGTGTAGCACTTGTCCAGGGAGAGCATGGGCTTCTGGTGCTTGACCGCTGCCCCTAGCCCATTGGCAGACTTCGGTCCCATCTCGGACAGGACCGGGGCACTGGCCTGCAACTCCTTGAGACGCTTGACCAGCCGGTCATACTCCGTATCGGAGATTTCCGGGGCGTCCATGTCCCAGTACCGGGAGTTGTGGTACCGGATCAGGTCTTCCAGTTCAGTCACAGATAGGGCTAGGATGTCCATGCCCTACTTACCCCACGGGACGGAAAACTTAACTCGAAATCGTACCGGACGTTAGGACACCTATAGGCACCGGGGGTTTTGACCCTCCGCTCCAAACTGATCCGATTGGCTCACTCTAACACTGAACTTCGTCCACATCTGCTCCCACTCCTGAAGACAGCCACGGACTTCCCTACACAGGAAGCTCTTGACAAATACCTCAAGGAACACCCGGACGCTGACAAGTCCAAGCACAAAGTTGTATCCAAGTCATCTGTGGATGCTGACAATGCCAGTGCAAAGGCAGACAAAGCATCACAGACTGCAAATACTACTTGGGGCACCTATAAGGAGAAGAACCATTCGGATGCTAGGGACCTCCACTGGGAAGCCAAGAACCAGCACAACAAGGCCAAAGAAGAGGCCAAGAAGAATGGTGACACTGACAAGGCCAAGTACCATGAGGACAAGGCCAAGTACCATGAGAAAAAGGAACTGGGGCACGATAAGGACGCTTATCGTTGACCCTTTACTTCCCCTCTCAAAGACCACCCTTACCTGGGATAAGACAATGACCCTGACCTCAAAACTGATCCGTCTCGCCAGTCAGAACCCTGCTCTCAAGCCCCACATCGCAGCCATCCTGAAGGAAGCCTCAATGTCTGAGCCTGACTTCTGGAAGCTCATCGAACCTTATGGCTGGGGGACCAAGACCACAGATTACAAAGCCATCAAGAAGAGCCTGATGGGGAAACTGTCTCCTGATGAGGCAGAGGGACTCCAGACTACAATGATGAAGCTGGAAGGCAAGCTTTACAAGGCTCTGAAAAACCTGAACATTGTGTCAGGTGACACCATGGGTGACCTCATTGCCCACATCATAGGGATGGGCAAGAAGGAATTCGAAGCGGTAATCAAGGACCCCCAACTAGCCTACCAGCGTTACCAGAGCGGTCAGTACACGGAGTCCTTCAGCTACGCTCTCCCACACAAGAGTGACTACAAGAATCTCAACGTCACCAAATTCACTGACTGGGCACAGGAGGTTATTGGTAACTACACAATGATCCTCAATGCCTCTGAAGATGACATCCCCTGGAAGTCCAAGCTTGCGGCTCCCTTGAAGAAGGTCATCTCAATCATGGAGAAGTTCGTTGAGACAAAGGATGTAGCCACCTTCTTGGACAACGAAGCAGAAGCCAAGAAAGAGTCTGAAGAAGTGGGCAAGATTCTCAGTAGGTTGCAGCTTGGCTGGAGTATACCTAAAGAGGGTTCCCTGGAGAGTGCCGTTCATTTCAGCGGCAATAAGTGGGGTGTCTGGAACCTGTTCACTGATGTGCGGGACTACCTGAGCTAGTCCTTCAGCAAGTCCAACACCCCAATGTTCTCAATAGGGACTGGTGTTGCTACATCAATCTTGGACTTGATAATATCACAATAGGAAGGCTCCTTCTCAATCAGGATGGACTTCCTACCCATCCTCTGAGCTACAATCCCTACAGTCCCACTACCTGCAAAGGGGTCCAATACGGTGTCCCCTACGTCTGTGTAGACCTCCAGAACACGCTGAACCAAGCTAGGTGGGAAAGCCGCAGGATGCTCGGACCTGATGGAATCTTCTCCAACGGTACTCCAGATTGCCCTCTGACTGATCTTGCGTGCTCGTATCTCCTGGGCACCCCCACCGATCTTACGGAAGGTGTACAAGTGCTCAAACTCAGGTACAGCCCTGGGTGCCGAGATTGCGTGCTTACCCCCGGTCACTTTTGCAAAATCCTTCTGCCAGATACGCTGTGCCTGAAGTACCAATCCATGAGCCATCCCAAATGCCCAGTACACCCACCCCATAGGCATCTCACAAGGTTCCTCAGTACCTAAGATGTCCCTACTAGGAATGATGTCTCCAAAATTGAATACTGCATACCCCCCTCTTACAAGCACTCTCTCTACCTCAGACATACAACGGTTCAAGAGGCCAAACAGGACACCAATACGGATGTCCGGTTCGTAGTCTTTCCCAACCCCGTATGGAGGAGACGTGAATACCAGATGAACTGATTCTGAAGGGAGGGTAGGCAGGACTTCTTCGAACAACCCACAAAAAACCCGGCATTCAGGTGTCATGCTGGGATCATACCCCAACAAAACGTAGGCTGATTATTCGTCTACCTACAAACGGACCAACTAACTGATGAGGGTGGAGGCATGAGCCAGAAGTGTGCAAAGCCCCAAAACTATTGGGAAAACAACGAAATTACGGGGGGACAAAACGCCCCGGCCGACGCTGGGACCGAAGCTTGATCTAATGCCAACTCCGTACTTAGGCTGAGACACACCACGGATGAACTTGGTAGTCCTTGCCTTCATCTCCGTGGCCTTATCGAACTGTTGCTCAGCATTCTGCTTCAAGGACTCATACTTGGAGGACTTCTCAATCGAGAGTGAGATGCCTCCAATGCTGTAGTCAAACTCGTCTGCCGTCCAGTTCATTGCCAGGGAAAAGCAAGCATGGGTGATGGCATTCCACAGGATTGCCGTTCTCCAAATAGGCTTCTTTGCCACCAAGTCATCAATGGTTCTGAGGTCTTCAGTCTCCGGGGGAAACATGTTCCACCAGTCCATGCTTCTCTCGATGTACTCAGCAAGTTCGGCATCTTCCCATAGCTGCCCGAAGACCCTGTTGTAAGACCCAATGGTGCCTTCATGCTCTGGGGGACGGAAGCGATAGAACTTGTCAGGAGAGTTTTTCAATACATTTTGTGTGCTTACACACACGAATCTGTACCAATCCGCAACAGTGAGATCGTACATATACTGTCGCACCGGGAGAGTTTCTACGGACTTCACTGGCAGGTAAACGACAGCATCCCCGACAACAGACAACACCATATCACCGGGTTTGAGAGTCTCGGCCGGAACCTTATCCTCCAGGCCCAGCCCAAGGTAGACCGGGTGGCCTCCGGTCAACACCATGGTTCCTACATCGTTGGTGACAGCAACGATATGCTCCCAAGGAACCTCATTGCGAATGACATTCTCAATGCGTTTCCACTCGACGTTGCCATCAGGGGATACCGAACGCACTTTGAGTTTGCCCGTATGGTAAGATGACTTGACCCTCACACGCTGCGCTTCGGTCAACATTCAAGTTCCCTCTCAGTCCACACCTTAAACGACCATCCCAGCCTATGGGCTTCTTCTTCAGCTACCCCCAAACGTACCCTGACCTTCTCGTACCCACAATAGGCCGGGTCCAAAGCATAAGAAGGCTTAACCTCGATCAGGGTATGTGTCCCATTCTGATGGGTAACAATGAAATCCGGTAGGATATGCCAGCCATTGGGCAACGCCAGGCAGTCCTCAAATACGTAGGATATTACATCATTTAGATGGTCTAACAATTCAGATGCCCGTTTTTCGTAAGATGACCTAACCTTAAATCGCCCTCCCTTGACAGACTGGACCCATTCTGCCTTCCCATAGGGGTAGTTGAACTCAGGGTGGGATTTGATGAACAACACCCTGTTCCGGGAATACTTTGCCCTCGTAGATGGCCTGTCAAAGTTCCCGGCAGCCCACTGTGCTTCCAATTGTCCAGGGCGGGATTTCCCCTTCCATGAACGACCAACACGTACACCCACATCATGCAGCACCCCCCTAGATGCTGGGTTCCACATAGCCCGGGTGAGCCGCTGGATGCTTCCTTGACCTAGCCCTGTCACGACCATCATGTCTGCCCAGGAAGTTCCCTGGGAGTGAAGTTCAGTGATGATGTCCCGGCGCACGCCCACAATCTTCTCATTGCCCTTCTTGGGTCGTCCCCTCTTAGCGAACTCTACATAGGTCACACCATGCTTCTCCAGCAACGGCACGAGTTTAGGGTGCGGGATGGAAACCTGCATACAAGTCATCGAATATAGCACAGAAAACGATAGTGTTTGTCTGGTGGGGATTAGCTCGTCACGATGGTGTAAAGATCTTCCAAACTCACGATGATCTTCTCCCCATCAGCATCCACCTCGATAGTCTCCTCTCCTCCGAGACATTGATCTCGGAGGAGCAACCGGAGTTTCCCCACCATGTCCAGCATTGCCATGGAGAACGGTGGGACAATCGTGGTGCCTGAGACCACGACTGCCCACTCCTGAACAACTTGCTGTGTCTGTGCCCCAGCGAACTCCTGGAAGGTCCACCTGATCCTGTAGTCCCCAGCCGTAGCTGAGACAGGGATCTGGAGGGAGGCATAGTACTCCCCTACCGTGGGATGGAGGGGTGCCCTGGTTGCACTCCCAATGAGTACCTCCAGGTGGGACACAGGGTCTACATAGTAGATCGCATACGTGATGCTGAAGGCATCCGATGGGTTACCCTGTGAGTTGGTAAGGAAGATGTCTAGGTCTCCCCTACCAAGTGTCTGATTTGGTGTGAATACAACACCCATGGCTACACCTTTGAAGGGTTACTTACCACCCTTGCCCCCGCCATCCCCACCATCCTTACCGCCACCATCCCCACCACCAGTAGGAGTGGAGGTCGTGGAGGTATACGGAGACGATGTGAAGCCACCGTCAATGAGGAAGATATCGTTGAGACATGCCTCAAAGGACCCACCAGTAAGGGCTTCACTATTGGAGAGCATGAACCCAACATGTGTGTATGGGTCCCTACCGTCCCCTGTGAGAGATACATCCAGGGACCTGAAGAGGACCCAATCCTGTGGGAGGCTGTCCGAACTAGATGTACCGTAGTACCACTCAATGAGGGTGCCTTCCACCCGAAGCTTCAGGTATGTGGACCCTGGCTGTACCACACCCGTGGCACTAAGGCTACCAATGGACCCAGCCTCCGTAGCAGCTACCAACATACCCCCACCTACCCCTAGCCAAATCACATGCTTGGCTACGAGGTCTTGTGCTCCACGCCAGGCAAGGAACTGGATGGTAGAGGTAGGATCTCCATTAACGATAGTCATCAGCCGGATAGCCACAGAAAAGTGCCACTTATCCACAGAGTCAAGACTCACGTAGAAACGTGGCCCATCGAACGTAGTCCCCAAAGCTACAGCACCTTCAGGAAGGCCCAAATGAAACCCTGTGCCGTCCACACCAACCGTGGCACCGGACACAGTTCCAGGGTCCACGAACACTCCCGTAGACTGCCAGAAGTCTGGGGAGGACGCAGGGGGGAACCCCTTCTGAGAACCCTTTGTGAAGATGCTGATGTAGAGTTCCAGCAACCCATCATTGTTGAGGGAATACACTAGGTCCCCTGGGGAATAGTCAGTGTTGGTATCCCACTGACCCTTCAGGAAACCAAGCTTGTTGGAAACAAGGGAGCGGTACCGTGTACCATCAATGGCATACCTGGCCTTTGTACCCTCAGCCGCTAGAGCCCCACTCAAGGTGCCATCTGGAGTCTCCAGGGACATCCTGACCATCCTGCTTGTACTACCGGAACCACCGTCACCCATGGTACTACCCTCTTGTCTGGGACTCTATCCACTGTAAGCAAGTATCAACTAGGTAGCAGAACCCGGCTGAGGCCAATGCGAACACCACAGCATGGAGGGGTACCCTCCAGAGGGGTACCCTTCCCCACTGTCCTAGAAGGTATAACACCATCCAGGTGAACCACCCGCTATGGAAGCCAGTGCAGTAGGAGCATTGGAAAAGAGACTTCAGGAACTTCCCACGGTGCAGGAATAGGGTCTTGTTCTGAAGCCCGAAACAGACACCATACGCTACAAGGAGTGGGAACAGTGACAGTGACATCTACCCCTTGCCTTCAGGGGGCTCTCCAGAACTGAGTGACTCCCGTTGGGAGTGGTGCCCCTGTGACCGCATTGGTAGAAGTCCAGGACACCATTCCCTGGGGACCTACACCCTCAAAGGCATAGGTCACAGACGGCGTACCGCCATCAGGTCCCGGGAATAGCCCTGAATATCGGTAGGTGCCATGAGCACGGTAGGTGCAATCCGTAGCTGGAAGAACACCTGGAAATTCACCATCGTAGGTGGTCACTGGAGGTCCGTCCCGTCCCATACTAGGGACCAATACCCAAGGTTGATGTAATGGATATCCCCCTGTGACAGGTGTGTTGCGTACCCTGGTGTAGTCGTGGGTGCCCTGAAAAACGTACTCATCCCCTTATAGGAGTTAGCCCTTTCACTGAATCCCCACCCATCTGCCCTGTAGGCAATCCAAGGAACGGGGATAGCAACATATTTGTTGGGGAAATACATGTGGATAATAGTCAAGTCCCCACCCCAGACACCCCAATCCCCATTCCAGCCATAGGGCCTACCCCTACCAACACACCCATTGGCAGAGTTGAACCAACACTTTCCATTGTGACCCCCGGGATCGGAGTCACCCGCCACCTGACGCCGGAATACATTACCTCCAGTAAGATCACCTGTGTCAGCAAACGACGCTTTCACTACATACTTGTCCCCAGTGTCTACTGAGCACGTCTCAGTTACAGGGTCCAAATGGATCAGGGTGTGAGAGTAGTTTGCCACTAGGGAGGCATAGCAGTGACAGTAGAATCCCTGTGGGTCTGTATCCTGCCCGACCGCTGCCATGTAAAATGAAGACCCGTCTGCCAGAAACAACTGCCCATCGCACATGAGCAAGTTAGTGCCGGGTGTGTAGGTAGGTGGAGTTGTTTCCGTTCCAGTATCTAGCACCCCACTCTTGAGGTACTGGATTGTCCACTGACTCCGGTCGGTTGTGCTCTTCCTGATGAAAAGCAATGTCTGTGTAGGGGACGTTCCAGCATGGCGAATCGCCACATAGGGGAGAGTACCCACAGTCTCCAGGATTGTAGTCAGCGTAGCAAGGTCTGCGGGTACAACAACCTGACCCCCAGGACCGCCCGTGCTTGCACTGACGAAGACCCAGCCGCAAGCACCAGTGCTTGCTGGTCTTTGAGCCTGGTCAGACAGAAACCAGCACAAGTTAGCAATGACTTGTGCCCCGTTGGACACAAGAGAGCTACCATGGAGAGTATCAAATGGGTGAAGGAACTTGAAAGCCATAGAGACTCCTAGGGGGGTGTGGGCATGTGGGCATACGAAACGTTGATGTTCGAAGCACAGTAGAGAGTCCCACCCCCTGTGATGGATTCACAGAACAGGGCTATCCTCATGGTGGCGGAAGGCTCAACCCATACGCTGTAGGGAGCAAGGGTGTCACTGACCACGGGCCCAGGGATCGCAAGCAAGTCACCCGTGTCCACATTCCGAAAACTCAGGACGGCTCCGTCAACATCAGCAACAGAGATGCGAGCCAGGACTTCCAAGATGTAGTTCGTGGTGAAACCTGTCTTCACGAACTGGGACGGGTCTAGCAGTATGATGTCTGACACCCGGGTAGGCGTGGCAGGTGCCGAGGACACACCACTACCCAGTAGGAGAACGGATGGACCTGGATCACCCGCTGGACCTGGATCACCCGCTGGACCTGGATCACCCGCTGGACCTGGATCACCCGCTGGACCTGGATCACCCGCTGGACCTGGATCACCCGCTGGACCTGGAGGGCCTGGAGGTCCCCCTGCGGTTAGAGGACTGAAGATAGGCATTTAGGTACCCTCGGAAACCTGGGCATCCCCAGAGCCACCCACAACATCCTCCCAAACACCATGAACTACACCAACGTAGACAGGTGATGGAAACTCATAGTACATCTGATGCCCCAGGGGCACCTTGAAACTCAGGTTGGTTGCACCCGTGCCGAACTTCACATAAAGGATCGAGTTTGTGGACGCATTGTAGATGGAGGCACTCTTACGGTTTGGGTTTGCAGCTAGAAGCTGCACATCCACAGTAGAATGACCTACAACAGTGAGACCCTCCAAGGTAGGGGCTGCAAGGCACTCTACAGGGAGAGGATTATCCCTGGTAATTGGATTGCCATCAACATCAACCAATACCTCTGCTTCACCTGGAATGGGCATTGTCGCATCCTCTGCCGTGACCATGGGTGGCTAGAGTCACCCTGCCACCTTTTCTACAAGTCGAATGCCTGTGACACCGGGGGGGCCGTGTGAACCGGACCTATCCGAATCTGTCCAGACAACGGAAGACCCTGACACATAACCTGTCAGAACATACAGATAAGCGACTGACCCACTCTGAGAGAAGGGAATAGTATAGTGTGTAAAGGGGTCAGTTGGAGCACTGACGTTAAATGTCCCAAAATGAGCTTCGTAGGGGACTTTGTAGGGTGAGAGGGATACGGGAAGCTCCGACACAGAAGTATTCGGAGTCGGGGTCTGGTAATGCAGACTTGACGGAGTGAACGCATCGCTGAGAAGTGTTACATCACCCATCAGTAGATCGGGTCAATCCCGCCCCATGGAAGCCAGAAGTCACCCATTGCAATCAGGTTCTTGGTCCCACCATTCTCGTCAGCAGTGGCCCCCTGGAAGATCGGGGTGTTGTACTGCATCCTGAAGAGATGGCTCATTCCCTTGTATGGATACCGGAGCTTGTCAACCATCTTGGGCTGACCATCGGGGGGCATGGGGAAGACATACCAGGACTCACAGCCACCATTGTAGTCCCCATTGGGTACCCACCCCATCCAGAGACCTGGAATCGTGGTAGCTACACCATTGACACTGGTACGACCCCCAATAGAGCCATACTGTGTGTTGGTACGCCCGATCATGTACTGGTATCTGAGGGTGATGTAAAGCCCGTTATCGTAGGTCTTCCAATAGGCATGGTGAAGAATGTAGGGATTGGTGTCCCAATTGAAGATGGGAGTCCCCTTGTCCAGGCCAAAGAAGAAGAGAGGATTACCCCCCAGGTAGAGAGGCCACCCACTCATCCAGAAACAGTAACCCTCAGCAGCATCACCTACCACTGCATGGAAACGATAGGTCCCATTGTCAGGGATCAACCGCCAATCCCAGTTGGTGGAATCGGACCACATATCCCCATCCGTGGCAGTGGGTACCTCAGTGGGAGAACCCCCAGTGACGAACCCAGCGGACAGAGACCAGTAGACCTTGAAGGTGTTGTAATTGTATGGGTAGTGGTAGACAAGGAACTCAAACTTGTTCCCATACGAATCTGTAGGCATCCTGAAACGAATCCAGGAATTGTTGTTGTTGAACCCCAAGGCACCAGGCTTCCAGGTACTTACAGGACCGGGGACAATAGTGCCATCCACTGTATTCCCCCAGCCATTAACACCATCCCCAGATCCAACCTGAGTCCAGCCCGCTGCAACAAGACGTTCGAATAGCAGCCACCAGGCATGGAAGCAATCCGTAGGGTTCTTGTTGGTGTTTGTTGTATCCCAAGCCATTGTCCTACCTCACCCTCACATCACCGGGTCGGAACCGTTCCAAGGAAGCCAGAATTCGTGTAGAAGCATCCAGTTCTTGGTGCCACCATCCATGTTGGCAGTTGCCCCTGTTGGGAGAGTGCCAGACATGAGAAGTCTGAACATGGTACCGACACCCTTTGTGGTGTAATGACACTCCAAAGCCTGATCAGGTGTTCCCGGAGGGAGTGCTGGGTACGTGTACCTGGCACCGTACAGGCCGTAGATGTTCCCATCGGCGTAGTACATGGGAACCAGGATAGGCAGGTAGGTCATGGTCCCTGGCAGGGTGCTGGTCCTACCCATGAGGGTCTGACCCATCACGTTGCAGTTGTCGTGATGTGCAGCGTTCATGCCTAGGTGCCTGTAGGCAGTCAAAATGCACGGGTTATCCGCCCAGCCGTTGTGTATTCCCCTCTCGCCCACATGGAAGACGTAGGGGAACGTGTCTCCTGCCAGACGGGTGCTGTCAGCAAGCTTGTCCAGCCCAAAGAAGAACAGGGGCCGATCACCAACGAACACGTACCAACCACTCATCCAGAAGCAGTAGCCTTCATCAGCCCCACCAGCCACGACATGCTGCCGATAGGTCCCTGGCCCAGGGAGGAAGGTGTAGTTCGTTGGGTAGAGACGACGGACTTCATCCGTTGCACTGGGTCGAATGGTCACATCAGGAGTACCCGAAACAAAGCGGTCAAAGGGTGACCAGTACAGGTACCAATTGCAACTATCCCCGCCACGCTGGATGATGATCTCAATCCTGTTGCCGTCAGCATCACCTTCATCAGGGACAGGCATTGCCAACCGAACCCAACTACCATCCGTATGGTAGTCAGCCGCACTTGCTACAGGGCCGGGTACAACGGTGCCACCATTGGCAGTGTTGGCCCATGTGGCACCGTTACCAGAACCCTTCTGAATCCAACCAACGTTCTTGAGTGCAGAAACGAGGTTCCACATGGTCTCGTAGCTGTCAGCGGGAAACAGATTGGCGTAATCAAAGTTCCAGGCCATGACTTCCCCTAGGTGTACGCAACACCCACCTGTGCAGTGAGTGTTGTCGTATCTGTTGGGCTGCTTCCGGTAGCCTTAGTTGCCACCATTGACAACCAATAGGTTCCAGGAGACAGAGTGATCAGGGGGACCGTGAACACAGCCCCCGTAGTTGAGGAGATTGTGGTTGGGTAGGGTGGGTCAAGAACACTCAACCCAGTTGTCCGGTCAATTAGGTCTACCTTCCAACTGCAACCACTTGATACCTGACCAAACCCTTGGAACTCAAGGTACAAGGTCATTCCAACAGGAACCGTGTACCAGCCTGTTAGAAGAACTGTAGCCCCAGCCTCAACAGATCCCGGGTCCATGGTTGAGAACAACGAACAGATCGGGAGAGGTCCAACACTTCCATCCGGGCCTGAAGGCCCCCTTGGGCCTGAAGGGCCAGATGGACCCTCTGGACCAGATGGGCCCTCTGTGCCCGACGGTCCGGGACTACCTGAAGGACCCTCCGGTCCTGGTGGTCCTGATGGCCCACCGGGAGATCCCGAAGGACCCTCTGGTCCTGACACTCCACGGGGACCTGAAGGACCAGAGGGACCTGATGGTCCCAGTGAACCTGATGGTCCAGGCAATCCTTGAGGCCCTTGACGAGGATAAACAGGTACCCACGAAGTACCATTCCAGACTGGCATCTGACCGGGCAACGCACTCGGCCAGAGTGTCTCCAGAACTTGGTCTAATCTCCTTCGTAGAACCGACATTTGGAACTCTTACCTCACAAGAGCATCAAAGGAATACCGGAGACTAAGCAATAAACCTAAACTCCGAAAGACATGAAACTCTATGGGGTGGTGTAGGAGACGTTGACGTTTGCAGATGTGTACAGAGTCCCACCCCCAGCAATACTCAAACAGAACAGAGCAATACGCCTAGGAGTGATCAACGTGAACGTAGTGATGAATGTAGTAAGAACGTCACTCACTACAGGCCCAGGCACCGCTAGGATATCTCCTGTATCCACATCCCACAAAGACAAGACGGCCCCCGCAGAATCAGCTACAGTAAGCCTAGCCATGACCTCAATACTGAACTCAGTGGTATAACCTACTTTGGTGAACCTAGAGGGGTTCACTAAAGTGATATCAGAGACTCTCTTGATAGTGGCAGGTAGTGAAGAATCACCACTACCCAACTCAACAACACTAGGTCCAGGATACCCTACAGCACCTGTTGGACCGGATGGCCCTAATGGACCTGATGGACCTGATGGACCTGACGGACCAGGATCACCTTGGGGACCCGAGGGACCCGAAGGTCCAGGGTCGCCTTGAGTGCCTGATGGACCTGAAGGCCCAGGGTCACCTTGCAGTCCAGAAGGTCCCGAAGGTCCTGATGGACCCGAAGGCCCAAGGTCACCCTGCGGGCCTGACGGGCCTGATGGTCCCGATGGACCTGTACTACCCGTTGGACCCGAAGGACCCGAGGGTCCTGTGGGGCCTGTTAGACCTACGGGGCCTGATGGACCTGATGGCCCGGAGGGCCCCGAAGGGCCTTGAATACCCTGAATACCTTGGATGCCTTGGATACCCTGGGGTCCGGTAGCTCCCCGCAAGCCTATACCAACTGGACCTGGAGGACCACTCGGCCCACTTGGTCCACTTGGACCTATGGAACCTGGAGGGGGATACCCGGGTACCCATTGAAAACCATTCCAGACAGGAACCTGCCCTGGTTGTGGGTTCGGCCAAAGTCTCTCAAGGATTTGAGTCAGGCTATCGGAGGGCATTGGTTCCTACATTCCTCAACCATAAGATGCTAAGTGAGTTGCCTCACGTAGACAATGGAACCTGCCCTCAAAGCCCCCCCATGCCATTGTAACCCTGTAGGATCAGGTGCATCATTGGCACTCCAGTCTACAGGTTTACTGTCACTATCCCGAATTGCCGTCATCAGGAAGGTAGAGACAGTTGGGATAAGACCGTCCTGGGGGAGGGCAATAGGTTGTGAGGACACCATGAAAAGTGTAGCTTCAACAAAGCTAGTGTCATCCAGAGTAACCGTGTAAGTCCTTACCGGAACGACAAGAACACTAGAGGGTGTACGGTCTGGAATTATGACAGGTTTGAGAAGCCCCACATACATCACAGGATCATTAAAACTAGTATCTTCAGGTTCTACAGGATGAGTGACTGTAGGAATCAACTGAACAGCCGGGGTCAAATTCGGCAGAACAATGTACTTACTCCTGATAGGGAACAGAGGAGCACACGGATTGGTGTCAGGAAGATTGATCCCGTAGTCAGTCATCGAACCCTCCCGTTACGGGGGTGGGAGACAGATAGGTTGTGTGCTGTTCCCAGACCATGGGAGGATGACCTTATTGAAAACCACCCAGTCCATGATTGGTGGGGGAGTCAGGTCTGTGGAAAGAGCCGTTCCAGAAGCGAACAGAGGAGCATTCCACATCACCGATGCAAGCACTCCCTTGGTACAACTGTAGGAGTAGACAGTAGACCGAAGAAGAGTCACCTTCAAGGGATTGTACATCCCATGAACATCAGGTCCAGTAGCCTGATCACTAGCAGGAACACTGAGACTGTTTGCATTCCCACTGAAGGGCAACATTCTCCAGTTGCCTCTAGCAGCAATGGTCTTATCAATCCAACCGCTACCTGTCCAAGAGTCTGTACCACAACAAGAGGCATAACCCCCAGGTCCACCATAAGGAGTATCAGTACCCTGGGATAGAGTGTAGTAGGGGTCAATGTCATCTGCCCTGGAGATGTTCACCTTTGCCAACATCAGGAGAACTAGGTTCTCCCAAGCTGTACCCCACAGGAACATGTAGAAGTCCTGGATGTCACTACCTGCCTTGTCAAATGCAATCAGGTTAGCTACATACGTCCCGTTGGCAGGGAAGACAACATGGTATTCTGAAACCCAACCGGGAGGGCCAGACTCTCCATTTACATCTCTCACACAGAAGGGCCGAGCATCCTCTGGTTGGTCCGGGAGAGAACCATCTCCAGCGGTGTAGCCGAGGGACTTCCAACCTTCAGTGGTGTACCAGACTTTCCAGACGTTGCTACCCTGGTTGAAGAAGCACACCCCACGGGACAATCCATCAGTACCCTGTTGGATCTCCACGTATGCGTATTGGCTCTGGAGGGAATCTGCCATGAAGCCAGCCCCACCTTCAATTCTTCCTCCAGGAGTCCCAGGAGTCCCATCTGACCAAGCACAGATAGTGTAGCTACAGTTGGCAACTAGATATAGAACTACCTGTTCAAACCAACCATGGTCGGTGGCAGGGAACTGATTGATTAGACTATGCTGTGCCATGACAGACTCCTAGACCGGGTTCCGGCAGAGAGGTTGAGTTCCATCTTCCCAAGGGAATACCAGACGACCCTGGACTACATAGTCCCTGGAAGGAGGGGGTCCGAGGGTTGTAGAGAAAGATGTACCTGTGCCGAAGTTGGTGGCATTCCAGTACATATTCTTGAGAGACCCCTTGGGGAGGTTAGGGTAGTTACTATCACCGTTACGTCCAATCAAAATTCTTGAAGGGTGATATCTACCATGGGCATCTTGTGTGTAACCACATCCAGGATTACCAATAGCCCCATTACTCCATGTTGTATTAGGGGCAAAGTAAGCTGATCGGTATGTACCATTGTTGATAGGATTGTTCCTATTGAACCATGCAGACCCAGTATGCCATTCATTCTCACCCGTAAGATTCAACATAGAATCAAGACCGTAAGAAGTATCAACCCCAAGGTGCATGGGATAATACGGATCAACGTCGTCAGCTAGAGCAATGTTGATCCTTGCCAACATCAGGAAACCTTGGGAAGACCAATTTATGTTCCACAGGAACATGTAGAAGTCCTGTGTGTCCCCCCCGGCTGTGTCATAACCAATGATGCTAGCTGTATAGGTGTTGTCCCCAGGCATCGTATAATTTCTCTCATTAGTGTATGCAGGAGGGGGTGCATCCACATTCCAAGAAGTCATGTTGAAGGGTCGGCAATCATTGGGTGCATCCGGTACGTTGTAGGTACCCAAGCCACCCCCCGTACTGTTCCAACCACTCACTGTGTATCGAACTACCCAGTAGTGAGAGGCATTACTGATGTTCTGGAAGAGCACCCCACGAGAAAGACCTCCAGGGCTCTGTTGAAGCTCAACGTAAGCACCTTCAGTACTGAGGTCTCCTACAACCACCCCTCCCAGGATACGTCCATGGGGAGGTACAGCATCAATCCCATCACTCTGGGCAAAGATGGAGTACCCACAGTTATCCACGAGGAACTGAGCTACCGTTCTCATCCAACCTACGTTGGTTGCTGGGAACTGATTGACTAGTGTGTGCTTTGCCATCGAAATCTCCCTATGGGATCAGCCCGAAATCAACATGAACCTCTGCCGAAACAAACACCCTATCCGCCGATGTGCTCCCACCAGACAATGACCTAGAAATAAGCACCATCCTCTTGGAACTATGAGAAGCTGGGGGGTCAATGAAACTACGGTTGAGGTTTACTATGTACAAAGTGGGTGTGGTAGCCGACGTAGTTATGGGACTAACGGAGAGAAGAGACGTTGAAGGGTCTTCAGGTCTCACAAGGTCCAGGGTTGCATCAGTCAGAGTGCCTGTGATGTAAGCTATCATCCTAAGAGTCAGTACAATTCGATATCCAAAAGGAGGGATATAGTCATCTAGGGTAATCAAAGGAGAATACCCTAGCTGGGTAGTACCATTGAAAGAGGTATCCCCAGAACCCATGGAGATAGAAGTAGGCCCCTGAAAACCTCTTGGTCCAGAAGGTCCTAATTCACCTTGAGGACCGGATGGCCCTAATGGACCGGATGGACCCGAAGGCCCAAGGTTACCTTGTGGACCAGATGGACCCAAGGGGCCTGAAGGACCGGATGGACCCGAGGGTCCTATAGTCCCCTGCGGGCCTGATGGTCCTGACGGGCCCAAAGGCCCAGATGTACCTTGAGGGCCTGATGGTCCCGAAGGTCCAGTTGGACCTGATGTGCCTGGATTACCTTGTGGACCTGAAACACCTTGGGGACCGGAAGGGCCTGTAGGCCCCGAGGGACCGGGATAACCTCTTGGACCTGATGGACCTGACGGACCTGACGGACCTAATGGTCCTGACGGGCCAGGATCACCTTGAGGGCCTGATGGTCCAGAAGATCCTATTCCCCGTGGACCTCTTGGCCCTGTAGGTCCTTCAATTCCTTGGATACCTTGAATACCCTGCGGTCCAGAAGGACCAGAGACACCTGGGTCACCTTGAATACCCTGTGGACCACTTGGACCCAAAGGCCCACTAGGTCCAATTGGACCTGTCGGTCCCGAGGAACCTCCAGGATATGCCGGAACCCATGCAGTCCCATCCCATATTGGAATCTGACCGGGTAACGCATTCGGCCAGATTGTTTCCAAAATCTGGTCTAGCTGTCTCCGTAGGACCGACATTAGGACTCCTACTCCACGAGTTGATCGGGGAACTATCGTTACAGGTGAGTGAGTGACTTCATGGATCGAATTTCATCCACGAAACTCAAAGCACTTACCTTAGCTACCCGATTGAAGTAGTCCCGTTTCAAGTCCTTGATGGAATCAATCTTCTCGAAACAGAAGTATACCCTATCTCCTTCTCGGACTGTCTCCTTGAATGGAACTCCTGCTACCTTGAGGTATGCAGCGTAGTAAAGGTCTGAAGTCTTGTAAAAGGAGTCATCAAAGGGAGAAGCCATGTCTGGACCTATGCTCCTCTGAATACTACCCAGTTTATTACTGAGTAGGGTAGGTTCAGAGAAGACATTAGGATTTCAGTTGGCACGCCAGAAGATAGTGATGCCAATAGGTTTTGGGGTGCCCCCTGTAGGGTCAGTGGATGTCCATGCCTTGAAGCCCACAGTCAGTCCTGAGCCTTCCCAACGATAGGTGACAGTAGGACCACTTGACGGAAAAGCACCCTGGAATGATGTCAGCATACGGGTGCTTGGCACCATTCCAGGCAGTACTGGAGGGGAGACAATTGGTTCCATGTAAAAATCAGACATACTATCTCCTACGGGGTTGCCAGGGGAGCCGTGGTGTCACCAGTCCAGGGCATGATGAATTCGCTGAAGCACACCCCGATCTTATTGGCAGTCCCCAAGGCTACTAGAGGCTGCCCAGTACCAATCACATTTACGTTTGGATTGATACCCACGTTGGGGATATACCCCTTGGTCTCTGTATCATTGATAACACCGGAACCACCATAGTTATAGGGTCTGGCTAGATGAACCGAAGGGGGATGGTAAGCTCCATTCACGTCCGCTCCGAACCATGTTCCGGCGAACATGTCCTGGTTTTGAGTAATATAGAATTGTGTCGTGATGGTTCGATAGTTACCTCCAACAACCTTCCTCCCACACCATCCCGTAAAACAGAGGGTAGGAGTGTAGAACATGTCCGATGAACCCGTACTTTCGGCACGGGCACAATTAGTCCCAGTTGCCATCCGGTACACAAATGGTTCCGAATCATTAGAACGCTCGATCACAACGGCAAACATCCCAAACATGAAATGGGGGTTCCACGAGGTACCCCAAGCGAAAGACATGAATCTCCCATCAGTGGAATCCACGAAAGCGTGACAGGCACTTGTACCATCTGCCGGGAATGCCATTGCCACAACAGGAGTGTCAGCATTATAGATATTGAGTGTAAAGGACTTTGCTAAAGTGTCCACACCCATACCCGGTGTGGTAATGGTTTCAGTTATACCATCCCATCCCTTAATGGCATTGAGCATCTTCCATGCAGTAGGGGAAACAGCATTGGTACACCAAAATGCAACCCCACGAGAGGACACCGTATGTGTCAATTCCACCCAGGCATTTGTGTGTGCTAGGGTTCCCGATGGAAGGGGTCCACCAGTATATTTACTAGTACCATCCGAATAATATGATACTTCATACCCCCCAGACGTGACTAGGAGACCAACCACAGTCTCCATCCACTCAGGAATCGTTGAGGGAAACTGATTGACTAGGTACACCTGAGACATGGCTTGACCTACCCCTCACTATGGGTGTTACTATTAGGTGTAAGTAACCTTGACGTTGGCTGAAGAGTAGAGAGTACCACCACCAGCAATTGACACACAGAACAGGGCAATACGCCGAATGGCAGCAACAGCAAACGTAGCTGTGAAAGTTGTAAGTGCAACTCCCAACACGGGACCCGGAGCAGCAAGAGGGGCCAATGTATCTACATCCATTAGAGACAATACTGCCCCAGCCGGGTCCGCTACGTCTAGTTTAGCAAATACCTCCAAAGTAAAGACAGGGGTGAAACCTACCTTAGAGAACTGGGCAGGATCAATCAAGAGAATGTTAGATACCCTAGTCAAAAGTGCCGGGGCTGCACTATCCCCACTACCTAGATCAAGGACACTAAATCCCGGATCGACAGGAGCACTAGAGGGGCCAGAAGGACCCAGGAAGAGAATCTTACATAGGGTTCCAACACCCCCCCAAGTTTCAACCGAGTAACCTACAACAACTACAGAGTTAGTAGCACCCGGAGGGGCCGTAGCTGTAACCGTGCCTGCCGTTGTGGCAGACATATAGAGCTTTGTACCAGGAAGAATTGCTCCATGCCCTGCTTCAATTGCTACAGAGCACATAGTCCCTGCCATTGCAACCTTGTCAATGCAAGGAGAAGAAGCTACACACGTTGCTGTGATCAGAATACCCGCACAATTCTGACCAGGGGCTGTTGCATTAGACAAAGCAATCCTGCCAACACCTACAAGATCAAGGAGACTGACAACACTCCCAACTGCCATTGGAGTATCAGACATAACAGAGAAGTTGGCAGACATGGTATCACCCTTGAGATGGGTTTTACCACCATTCCCGTCCACCACAACCCCAGTACCCGTCAGAGTGCCTACCCCTGAAGTTCCATCTACGGTGGCTGCTACACCAGAGACCGAAGCGAGACCCGCAGTTCCCGTCAACGAGGCTGTGGAAGCTCCGGTTACCGAGACACTGTTTCCGGTGGATGTAACCGAGATGGGCTGGACAGACTGCATCGTGAGGGATGTACCCCCCGTGTGATTGATCAGTGCAACAGCCGCACTGAGAACCAAAGATCCTGCCCCACTAAGGGTCATGTCACTAGCAAAGATAGGGACATCTGCCCCTACCGTTATATCATCTGCCCCGGTGTTGTAGGCAAACCTGAACCCAGTTGCTTCCTGCCAGAAACAACCCGCTGTATCCCTAGCAACACCAGCAATATCTCCACGATGAATGGAGAAGCCAGTAATCAGAGCCGGAACAGGAGTTCCAGGACCCGCTGCCCAATTGAAGTGGACTACTCGATCAGCAATGTCTACAACCGTAGAGTTTACGGTAGTAGTTGTGCCATTGACAGTAAGATCACCTGTAATGGTGACCTTACCAGAACCCAGGAATTCATAGGTTGGATTGTCTACACCATTACCGAAGCTGATCTTCTGAGCAGCCGGTGTCAAGTCAATATGAAAATAGGGCTTGACCCCTCCAGAGAAGATGTAGAAGGAGTTAGCCAGACCAACTCCAGTCATGTTGAAGTAAATCTGGTCAAACGTCATGCCGAACAGAGGACCAGAATCCACCGGAGCAAGAGTCCCAAGAGCGGAACCACCAGGGAACCTACCAGCGAGGAGTTGTTCTACGGACGTGGACATTGCAGGGACTCCCTTTCAGGATGTTGCTCAGGTGTCAATCTAACTGAGAGGATCAAATAGCTATTGAACCAAAGCACCCCTGTATGAATACAGGAGAGTGCCTTCTTGGGGCAATTTGCCCACGTTTAGGTTAGATTATGAGGGAGAGAAGAGGAGAAACTAGTTACGGAAGGAGAGCGCCCGTGTTGTCATACACGGTGATTGCCGCACCAGCCGTATTCCGGTAGGTGAAAGTAGCCTGGAGAAGTCCGAAGATGTTGCCCTCTGCATAGCTGATGTAGAACGAGGAGTCAGCCGTGAGGATGTCCTTGAACTTCCGGTAATCGAACCTGGAAGCATTCGTGACAGCCGGGGTTACCATCGGAATGAATGCAGCAGCAACACGCACCTGATAATTGTTGGGGCAAGTGTAGATCGCCCCAGCACAGATACGGAGAACGTCAATCACCGTACCGGACGAGTTTCCAGCACCCGTCAGGACCGTTCCACCGTTCACTCCAGGCTGTGCCTGAATGACCGTATTGATGTCACCAACAGCAAGAGACGACCCTGCACGCATCCGAGCAATGATGCCCAGTGCCGCACCATTCGCCTGTGCAGCCGTCAGAGACGGGGTACCCGCACCCTGGTCTTCTACGTTACTGATGAGATACGCTGCGAGTCCACGGGTCACACCCTGGACGTACAGAGTTCCCGCACCACCAACACGGGTAACAACGATGTCCCCAACCGGAGCGTTGACGTACCGAGGGCCCTGGGGATGGGGCTCATTCGGGACATTGTACTGGGACTTGTTCGGCCAGAGATCCTTGATCTGGAGGATCGAATCAGGGATGTCAGTCCTACGCTTGCACACGAACGGCATGGGAAACCTCTCTTCTTAGGGACCTAGGTGATGAAGTAAGTGGGAGTCTACAATCTTATAGAGGATAATAGGAACTCCACCGAAACAAATTACGGGGAGTGGTTCACGATTGTAATGAGTGCTGTGAAGGGAGGGTTACCTCCGTCCGCTGCCAGATTGATTTCTGGGGGACATGACCCCGTTATCTGGATATTCTCTCCAGGCATAATGATAGTCGGAGGCATACCAAGGTTGAAGCTCATGTAGATAGGTGTTCCACGGGGAGTATCTATGTTGAAGAACTGAAGGGTACAGGCAAACGCTGGAAGCTGGAGACTCATCACCCCTGTAGTATCCAGCGTATCCGGGTATACACCAGCAGCATATCCCCAAGCTAGGTTAGGAACTACTCCAGTAACCGTGAACACAGGGGCCGAAGTCACATAGAAGTCCGGGGGTGCAATCACCGTGATTGGACCTTCGGCTTCATACAGACCCGTAGACTTGTTGAAGGGTCGGATACGAACGTACTGGACATTCTTGTCCGGTGGAAGAGAGCTTGCCACACCTGGATTACTGGCAGTCGTGAACTCATCCGGGTCATAGACAAATCGGGTGAGGTTCCGGTCATTTTCTCCCGGAAGCATGTTCCGTTTGGAAATCAGGTTCTTGGAAATCCAAAAGTTATTGACAGTATCTTCGTGGATTAGAAGGGTCCCAAACCCAGGCACCCCGAACCCTGCCCCATAGGCATCATTCAGACAAGATGCTCCCCGAAGCTGCAACTGGCTAATGTTTGCACGGGTGGGAATCGTGAGGTTGATCAGGTTCTCAGACCTGTACTGAACACTGGGAACATCTCTCGGACGTGACATGGGCTTCTACCCCTTCTTTTCCTGCGTAATCATTGGCTCATAAGTGGAAGTGTCTTTCCCCTTCTCAGCCGCAAGTTTCTTGGCTTCCTGCCAAGTACCTACTTGCTCCCCACCTACATTCGGGACTAGCTTGGCTACAGGGGCTTCCTTCTTACGTTCGGCTTGCTTGGCATCCAGACGGGCATTCTTCTCCCGCATCTGTCCACCAATTCGATTCACTTTCCCAGGCCAGTCATCCCCCTTGAGGATAAAACTAGCCACTGAAATCTGTCTATTTGCGGTAGCCCCACACTTCTCACAAGTCTGGGGGGTGTCATCATGGATGGAAAGTCTCCGTTCGAACTCATCGTGACACTTGGAGCACTTGAAATCATAGGTAGGCACTTGGACTTCTCCTGTCAGTCCACATTACCCCCGAAAGCTACCTCTTTGAGAACTCTTAGGGTTGCCAAAACATGCTTGCAAACCTTGTGATTCCCACCAGGGTCCCGAACAGAGGGGTCTGAAGCAGTCCCCCTGGGCTTCCCATACAGGTAGCCACCCACCATTGCCCAATGTTCCGGTCCTTGGAACTGCCAGTAGTCACAGGAACAATCCACCTGTATGTGAAGCTTGCTAAGTGACTTGATGTTACCTTTTCTCAATGCACGAAGCCGAACTCTGTAGGGTTGACCCTTGCTTCCGGGTACTGCGAAATGCCAGATGCCGTTCTTGGCATCGAACCTCTTGAGCTTGGGTGTGATCCTTCGGGACTTCTCCACTACTTCTATGGGAAGGTCACTTTCAAGGTCTGCCATCTTAGCTGCAACCCTTGACCCAAACGAAGCCTCCAGGGCGGATTCCGTCAAGATAGACAACACCACCATAGCCTGATGGTCGGAAGCCTTCTTATTTTCGTAGTCAAAACCTTCCGGGATCACCTTTGCAGACCCAGGAGCACCCCTAGTCTCCTCACCCCGATCCAAGGTATGCCCTGGCATCTTGGCATCATCTTCAGGGTAAGTGTAAGGCTCCCCATAGGTAGGGGTGGGAAGGTCTAGGGTATCCCCTGGACGGTCATCCTGGGGTTTCCTCAGAGGGGGGTCAGTTTCCCGGTAGAAGTCAGCTAGGACCCTGTGGACAGAGGCTTCATGGGTCTCTCGCCACTCCTTGGCTCGATCCGCAGGGTTCCTCACACCACCCCCAGGAACCCGTTGGAACTTACCCTCAGTCTTCGGGTTTTTCCGGTCTTCTTGATCAACTGAATACCATTGTTCCCGGTTGATGAAGTCATACCGGACTTTATTTCGTTCTTTGATTTCAGACTTGTTCTTCTCGTAATAACGATGGGAGTAGAGCTTGGCTTTGTCTCCCTGTGCCTTCTGCTTGGGTATAGGGAATCGTTGCTGCTCTCCAGCTAAAGCTTCGGCTTCCACTCTCCGTGGAGTGATGTTATTCTTGTAGGGGTGACCGTATTCCTCCCCAGGCTTACCTAAAGTCCTGATAGGTACCTTCTCCCCCTCACTGGGGTTGGAAGGTCCAGGACCATTGTAGTTAGCCTCTGGAAGTACGTTGTCTCTACCCTTACCATGTTCCTTCGGGAGGGGGAGTACATCCCTTTCCGCAGAGCCAGGGGTATAGGAATCGCCTGGAAGAGTACTCTTACCACCTTCTTCAATGCCTTTGTCACTCCTCTCATCTACATAGGTCTTTGTGGACCACTCATTCACGGGAGGACGGACGGCTGTTCTAGGTGTAGTCACGGTACTACTTCCCGTACCTATTGACTAGGAACCGGGCAACCGATAGAATCACTATCCCCAACGGGAGTTAGTATGACCAACCTCCTGAATGTCCTTGACCGAGATTTGGTGATCCTTCACAAGGGAGACACTATCCCTGTAAAGATCAGTGATGCCTTAGCTGCTTCCGGTTGGGCCGGTGGACAGTTCTGCCGTTGGATTGATGACGGTTCAGGAGACCTTACTGTAGCACTTGCTGATGGTAGGTACTGCGGATTCATGCCATTTGGTAGCAGCGAATCCGGGGACCAGTACACCGCAATGACCAATCAGAACCCAACGTATAAGTACGTTGTGATGTTCTTTGGTGGCAACGTAGTCTACACCAAGACCTATGAGACTTACGGGTACTTGGCCCGTCATGGTCTGGGCCCCCTTACACCCATTGTCTACATCCCAAACCAATCTCTCTACATTTCAGAGAATGGTAAAATCACAAATGAGGATGAGTCAGATTTTGCAATCTTCCCTCCCCACACCTTCCCAGATGGTTCACCAATTCTAGTTAGATTTGTATTCTTCGGTGTATGTGCAGTTCCCCCGCAAACATCCACCAAGTTCTATCTGGCTACCCAGACCAACTTCGGGGTCTAGGGGTTCTTCGGAGTCTTAGCTGGGGGTTCAGCAATGAACCTATTGAGAAGCGATAGCTCCATGGCATGGGGTTGCTTCAGGATATCATCTACATCCGGGGGTGCCTTGCGTGCCTGAGCCCTTGCCTTAGCAACGGACACATCTGCATTGTCCATCTCTTTGACAGCCTTCCCAGCTATGTCTGAAGTGTTGGACAAAGCCTTTGTCTTGGCTAATTCCTCGACTTCCCGCTTCTCAGGGTTGTCAAAGAACATATTTTCAGCAGAAGGGGCACCGGAATTATCCGAGACCCCATGCTTTGCCATGTACTGACTGACAACTGACGTTGCAGAGGGCATCTTCCTTGAAGACCGGAAATGAGATCCTTGCACAGCATTATCCACTTTCTCACGGTCTGATATTGTCAAAAGGCCCTTCAAGAAATCCTGCCCCATGACTGCCAGAGCATAAGAAGTACGATCCAAAGATCGTTCCAACTCTTCCAACTGCTTTGGAGTAGCCTCAAGGATATCCCCAGCAACCTGATAGAAATGGTCCTTGTGCTCGGACCTATCTACCAAAGTCATAGCTCTATTCAGAAGATGACTGAGACGATGGGCTCTTACCCTGGCATCCGTGACACCTTCAGTCAGGATTGCCCAGGCAGCTTGACTAGATGCAGTACGTTGGGTCACAGGTATCTCCCTAACAGGGAGATAGCATAGCAAGATTACTCACTAGAAATGAGTCTGCCCTGCTTCTTGGCAACACCCATCTCAATGTTCTTCCAGACCATCAGGGGTTCCACAGCCTTGATCCTTGCCAGGATGCCGGGGTTGTCCGAGTACATGTCAATTGCTTCCTTGACCCGGGTCTTCCAGTGCCGAACCTTCATCTCCCAGATGAAGTCACTCTCCTCCTGGACCACAGGGGGATTGTCTCCAGAGGAAGCAACAATCACCCTAGTAACCTCCGGGGGTCGGGCTGCATTGGGGAGAAGCCCTTCCAAGGTATCTGAAGCCCTGGGGGATACTACATCACCAGTAGCAGACTCGTAACTGAGGTCTGCACGGGTAGTAACCGGGGGCTTCGGTTTGGCTTCCAGCCCAATTGCCTTGGGGGGTGGAGAGTTATCGAGCCTGGAAGTCTCCCTCATAGCAGAAGAGGAATCACTCACCACTGTAGCCTGCTTTGCAGGAGTGCGAATCTTCCCTACCGTCCTACCAACGGAATCAGGAAGTTCCACCGGGAGAGGCTCAGACATGGAAACCGTTACTGTGGGCTCATGGAACTGAGGGGTTGCAGAAACCTTGACCTCATCAGCCTTGGGAACTGAAGCTACCTTCTCCCTGTATGCCTGTGCCGGGGTTACCGGCTTGACTGAAACAGGGGGAGGGGTGACATTCACCTGAGCTTGTGCCTCAAACTGTGCTCCCTCTGCCTTTTCCCGTGCAGCCTTGGTAGCAAAACCCACATACCGATCTTCCTCAACGATCACCTTGGAGGGGGAAACCGGGGGTGCCTCCTTCTTGACAGAACCCACCACCCGTTCATCATCCGTCACAGTATCCACCGACATGGAATTTGGCTTCTTGGCAGGGTCCTGACCCTGTGCTGGACGGACCTTCACCCCAGCCGCAACGGGGAGAAGCTCTGTCATCTCCTCACCTACTGGAATGAACCACCCTGCCTTCAATGCAGCATTGAACTCAGGGTAGGCAATCTCCTGACCCTGAAACTTCAGGGTCACACCATCGAACTGCACAACCTCATTCTGGTTCAAGTCCTTCTGAACCTTGCCCAGATGAATCTTGGTTCTAGCCTTGTAGGCCACGAAAGTTCCTGTCATGAACTCACTCATCATCTCACCTATCAGTTTTGGGGGAGCTTCCCCTCAGTATGTCTCTTCAACAATACCAAGGGTTGAACTGCTTCAGCTAGTCTTTGTTGTAAGGCTACCAGAAAATTAGCACTTACCCTTACCCTAGCTACCACTTCAGCCGATGAGTCTACAGGTGAGTACAATAGAAAGTCAAGAAGTGTTTCTTGATCACTCTCTGTGATGACCCTAATGGCATTGGTATACACCCCTCTTGGATTGACTCCAACAGCAAGGGTAATCCTATCCGGGTCAAGTTCTACTTTGGTATCACCCACAAGGCTCTCCGGTAGCTTTACTGTACCGAAGCAATCCTAGTGTTCTCGGCTGGAATGAAACTAGACGTAGATACCAGTCAGATTCTCTGCCATGTTCTTACCCGAAAGGGTGATCTGGAGTCCTACCCCAGTCAGCTTGACCAGACCCTCACCTAGAAGCTTCACAATGATAGGGTTCTTGGGGTCATACTTCCCAAGCCCCTCACGTCCAAAAGCCTCTCCTCGGGAACCCGCCTTGTAGGACTTGATGATCTTCAGTGCCTTCTTCTCATCCTCCGAGAGCTCAACCTGTGTCTCAGACGGGAGAAGCTTCTGAAGGTTGTCAGGATTTACATAAACAGAGGCATAGGGTGTTCCCCCAATGAAACCCTTCACAACAGCACCATTCATCGGAATGGGGTAGTTCTTGTCATCCAAGTCTACCTGATTCTTGGGGTTGAACATGTTTGCCCCTCCCCAGGAACCCCATTCAAGCTTGTAGCGTCCCGTCCCTAGGTCAACTACAGCCGTGAAACCTCTACGGCCCTCACCACCGGGATCTACTGGAGAGTAGGTATTTGAAGGGATCACTCTGATGTCCCTACGCCCGTAATCCACTTCTTTCAGAACATTCCTGATACCTTGGGGCAAGTCCTTTGTCAACATGTACTGACCCGAAGCTTCCTTGATAAGAGGAAGAAGGTCCCCACGGAACTCAGGATGGGAGTGGGCGAGCTTGATGATCTGGGACCGGAGGCTAGCTCTCTTCTGCCCCTGGAAAGGAACATCCATATCAGACATAGCAGCATTGTAAGCTCTCCATACCTGATACATCTTCCGCATGGGGAAACGGTACTGATCAGCTTCCTCATCGGTCTTGGCACTCATCTGCTTTTTGACAAGATCACTCTTAATATCATCAACAGCATGGAATTCCTTCTGAACCTTGTCCTTCTCCCCACTCTTCATCCTCTTCACAAGGTCTTTCTGAAGAGCTTTTACTGCCGGATGGCGATATGCCTTGTCCTTGTCCAAGTCTGCATCTGGCATCTTTTCCATAGCATCCTGAAGATGCTTGGGCATTGCCTTGACCTCTGGGGGAACCTTCAACCCAGGAGGGGCCTTTTGAGGATAGTAACCGTTCTTCCTCTCATTCTTGTAAGTATCAGACTTGTGGTGCTCATCGTGATTGAAAGCTACTGAATGATTTTCTGGCTTGGCCTTGGGATGAGCCTTGAGGTACTCATCCATAGCTTCCTGGGTCTTGAACTCCATAGCTGTCTTCAAGATAGGGAGAAGGTCTCCTCGGAACTCAGGGTGAGCATGGGCGAGCTTGATGACCTTAGACCGGAGAGATTGTGTGTTCACGTCTGCATTCCTCTGCTTGAGAAGGTAGATGTTCGTCTCATGTGCATTGGCTAGTGCCATGATGAAGTCATCCAAACCGAGAGTCATCTCCCCAGAACCCTTGATGGCTTCATAGAGTTCCTTCAGAATCACCTGAAGTTTCTCTTCCAACATCAAGGCCCTGAAAGGGATGTCACCTGACTTCCCATAGTATTTCCTGAGTGCCCGCATTGTGAGGGCTTCAATCCCAAGGGGCTCCACGGCTCCTGGACCAAAGTATGAGACGATCTTCTCAGCTAGACCATCAACCTCATCTGACACACTCACATAGAGACGGTTGAAAAGATCATGGTCAGAGTAAGAGATAGCCCCATTGGTCTGCCAATGTGAGGTCCAGTGGGACCAATGCAAAGCCTTCAGAAAGGCTAGGGCCTGTACCAGGAGACTCTTGGTGCTGTCGGAGGAAGGGGTTCCCATACTGCCACCTATTGATAGAGGAATGAGTGAGGTCTAACTGTCAGCACTTATGCTTAGAGCCAACCTTCGGAGGAGAGAAGCTAGGATATGCTTCTCATTCAATCTGGCAAAGAGACGGTCCATGATCGGCATGATTTTCTCTTCGAAGGTCTTCTCCTCAATGTACATATCATTATCGTAGGTCATCCAGTTCAACCATGGATTGCTGATCCCAGACTTGCAGAGGCGATGGTAAACATACTGTTCACAGACCCGTGCCCATACCTCAACGGAAGAAAAGGCATAGCTCAACTTCCGACTATCCCCACCATTCATCTTGGTGTAGTACTTATCCGCTGCCTCCACTAGCACTGGAGAAAGTTCTGTCTTGTACTTTGCTTCTGTAACAGTTTTGTAGTAGTATGGATGATCTTTGGGAAGATCATACATGCTCTGTCCTGTAAGTTCCTTGATGGCACCTTCCAGAGAGAAATCGTAAACCCCTGGAACCCTATTCTTCCATCGGGTGTAGTCTGGGGTAACCAGAATAGTTTCTATCAGTTCAGGTATCTCAGGGAAATTGCCTGCTATACGGCCAAAATAGGCATTGGGGGTTTTGAACCATGTTGCAGCATAGTCCAGGGTCACTCCAGTCCTACCAAAGATATTCCCGTCTGGGGATCTCCTAGCTTCCTCGGGGTTATCCTGAAGGTTTATCCGGTAGGCTAGAAGCTCATCCAAGTAGTGACTGAGTTCATGTGCCAGGACACCCTCATAGTCCTCCCCAAATGTCACCCTTGGTTGCCATACGTTTCGATCCTCCCAAGCAAAGTAGCTAGCCTTTGCCATGAAACCACTAGATCCCCCGAACCTGAAAGCTAGACCCTTCTTGTGCTTACCGCAGAAACCCTTCCCAAACACCCTCTCCAGGTCTGAGATAGCTCTGGACACCCTGCCAAGGGTCTCTCTTTTCGATTCTTCAGTGTAGCTCCCCAGGAACTCCACATCACCTGTGTCATGTGTAGTCTGGAATTCCTCTACAGACATTGGCTTCCAAGTCAGAGGTTCCAAAGGGATACCATCTCTGATAGCCTTGTTCTTCCCCAACTCATCCATGGACTCCTTGATGTTGTCAAGGAAATACCCGTTAGGGAGAATCTTCCTGTCTACAGCTTCCTGGATGACCCTCTGGAACGAGGGGAGAGTTTTCACCTGATTGAGAACCGTGAGTACCTTCCGCTGCTCACGAGGGATGTTCTTCTTGCCCTCACTGACCATCTTGACATAGTACTTCCGTAGATTGCTGAGTACAAAGTCAGTGGGACCGTCAACTTCCACCTTGGCTTCTCTCTTCAGGATATCCTCAATAGGTTCCTGTACCTGTCCACCCTTGATGATATTGACATGAACTCCAGCCCTACGTTGGGCCTTCAGGAGTATAGCTTGTGACTTCAGCCAGTAGTCACGCTTTTGCTCCAAAGGGATTGTATCATCGTTTGCAGCATCCTTCCAAGCCTTGTCACTACGGATAACCTCACCACGAATCTCGGTTTTCTCCTCTTCGGGCATATCAAACCATGCCCCAGGATTCTCTTCCTCATGGGGGGTGAGTCCCAGACTCCTACCATCCCCTTTACCGAGAAGGATTATCTTGCGGAGAAGTACCTTGACCCCCGTAGGGACTGCCTCCAGCCGAAGAACACTCTTGAAGAAACCAGGGTAGTCAATGTCATACTGAAGGCTTGGGTCACGCTCCTCATCATTGATGTCCATGCTGATTGCTTGTCGAACCACACGGAGCACCAATGGAGATACTTCTTGCCAATGCAATCCTCGGAGCCCCCGAAGGATCTTGGTTACATAGACAAGTGCCTGACGGTCCTGAGTAGGTAGGAGCTTGGCTACCCCACGTAGGGGAGTAGCAATGATCTTGACCCCTGGACCGTACTCCCCAGCTTCACATTCATCTGCGAACTGAAGGCAAGCTACAACGAATTCCTTGTGGAAGAATCTCCGAACGGAAAGAAACTTCCGAACTTCACCCTCAGTGTAGAACGGGTTATTCAGGATGGCAGACTGAGCAATCTGGAGTGCAATACCTGCCGTGACTACTTCCAAGGCAGGAGTAGGCTGCTCTTTCTCAGTAGATGCAAGCACAGGTAGAAGATGCACCCGTAGAGATGGGGTTTGCTGGGCAAGATGGATGAGACTTGACCGGAGGTTCATCATCCTCCGGTGAACATAGGAAAGCTACTCAGTGGTCAGAGAAAACCCCACAGGAATATCAGTGATATCAGTGATAGCCCCACCATGCCAAACAAAGTGGAAAGGTCCGGCTCCATAGGTATCTTCCCCAAGACACTTCTCGGTGATAGCCTTGGCATCACCCAAACCCATCCCAGAGACAGTTCGAACGAATTTGATGTAAGTGATCTTGTTGTGATGAACACTACCATCAAGGGTCTGTGCAGGATTCAAGTGACACAAGAGTCCAGTATCACCACGCTTCCTCTTGGGAAGCGGTGCTGAAATCACAAGATCAGGGGCTACAGGTGAGAATGACTGTGCTAGAACAGGGGTGCCCACATTAAGGGTACCCGGTACACCCTCTGGTCCCGTCATTCCTTGAGAACCCTTGGGCCCTGGAGGTCCCGCCACACCTTGAGGACCCTTGGGTCCAGGAGGTCCAGGGGGTCCCTTGAAGTTCTTGGTATTGATCAGGATAGCCAGATTGTCGAGCTTGGTTTCCAGTGCCCTCTGTTGGGTCTGGACAGCCTCCACCACCCCAACCATCCGGTCCACGGTACGAAGGATCAGCAAGGTCTCATCATGCCGAGAACTCAATGCCTCGGTAACCAAAGCCTCCAGAGTCTCCAACTGAGCCTGAAGAGTTACCCAGTGAGGGTCTTCCTTGAGTGTGACATTCGTTTCAGATGTTACACTAGGATTAGCAGCATTATCCTCAATATCCAGAAGTCTGAGAGCCACATCACCGGGTAGGTTAGAGTGTAGGATGGCAGGGATATCCTTTGGGTCCACACCTTACTTACGGCATGGACCTGGAATCTTAACCCAAAATCGTAGGGACTACAGGTAGGTGTTTAGTCTACACTAGCATCCACCACGTCAATGCTCGGGAGCACATCCACCGGAACCGGGGGGGCATCCTGGGCATCCGTGGCATCCACCTGGGCATCCGTGGCATCCACGGTAGCATCGGTAGTGTCAGGAGTTTCGGAACAGCCGAGGGAGAGGACAACTAGGGTGAAGAGAAAGTACTTCATGCCCCAAGGTGTAGAACAGGCAGACTATTGGTGCAACCCGAATCTGAGAGGGAGATACCGATTTCTCAGTGACCGTACATAGGATGTCTACTTTTGAAGACTCCACCCCTTCACTAATGTCCCTGACCCCAAGGGGTCACATATAGAGGTTTACCATCCCACTTATGGACACTTACAACAGAATTGATCCTAGCACCCCCGGGTCCTGGGGCTTTTCGGATGACAGGTCCAACATACTTCCCCGGAACAGGCATCACATGATCATCACTGACAGACTTTTGAGCAATCTCACGAAGTTCTACCATCTTTGGAGAGGGCAAACCTACAACCTCATAAGTATCAGTCTGTGTTTGATCATAGCCCCAGGAACCAACCAGGATGTCCCCCACTTGAAGGCCATGCTGGAAGTTCTTTCTGGCATCTACCTGCTCTTGCTTGTAAGCTAGAGTCTTCTTTCGGTCATCAATCGTATCCTGGATGTACTTGTCTCTGGGTGTCTCACCCATGAAGCTGTTGTACCACAAAGGCTTCTGAGACTTACCCATGAAGGCAACCGCACCGGGCTTACCCCTGGGAGTGATATAGGTATAGATTTCCAGATCCGTTCCCTGTGTATCCACAGAGACAGCATCCTTTGGGACATAGATACTATGGGGCACAGGCACCCTTCGCATAGCCTTCTTCAGGAGAGGAAGAATCCTGTGACGAAGCTCAGGCTTCTCATGGGCTAGCTTGACGAGTCGGGTACAGAGGGTCATTGGAATTCCTTCATGGAATATGAGGCTAGAGACTATCTACCGTGAAAGGGTCTCAACCAGAGCAGTCCACAGTGGATACCTGTGTTTCACATCCCCATCAGTATGATAACTGGCAAAACTATCGGCAAAAGCTTCTTCCATGTTGTGTTGACCAAATGGAAGTGTGGATGTCTCCCAAGGATTGATACCCAACGCTTCGGCTGACTCTATCAGATTCGAAAGACCAGCCTCGGATTCTACATGGTGCCCAAACTCATGGGTGAGAACAAAATCCTGGACAACTGAGGGCAACTCCCAGAACTTTGGGTAAAGCTCGATTCCCTTAGATGTGTACCTAGCTTCGGGATGACTGCCAGCCCCAGGATGGTCAATCTTTGTAATCCTCACCCTTGAATACTTACGAAGGGCAGAATGACGGGTGAAATACTTCTTCAGCCATGTCTCAAGATTGACTTCACGAAGAGCCCACAGAAATCTGGTTGCTACTCTGGTGTGCATTTATCTTGCCCTTGTGTAAGAGCCTAACATGATCTTACTGACTTCTTTCAAGTCCAATCCAGGATTCAGACTTCCCAGCCGTACCCAGATTCTCCCATAGGCACCCTGAAGCCATCTCTTGAGGTCTTCATCGGAAACACCTAACCGCTTTGCAGTAGCTCCCGCAGATACCGCTAGAATCTCGGCTCTCTCGGCTGCAATGGCTGTCTTGTCACCACCCTTTGCCCGTGCCATCTCATCAGCTTGACCAAACATCCTAATAACCATGGCATCCAGCTTCTCTACCAAAAGATTACCTGCCTCTTTCAACATAGGGAGTAGGTGGGGTCGGAGAGAAGGCTCATTGTGGGCAAGTCGAATAATCTTGGAACGGAGAGTCATAGAACCTCAACGATTGACAGAGATAGGGCAACTAGGGTAAGGTATGACTATGAGCATTCTACTCCTCCAGGCAAACCCTGACCACACTTCATCTTTCAGCTATGTGATGTGTGATTCCATCCACCTACAGGGAATGAATGCCAGAATCTCTGTAAGAGAAGATGACAGTATAGTAGTCTGTTGGAGGTCTGGCACTGAGAAGCTACATCTAGTCCTGAGAGGGGACAACAATGTAGAGTGCCTGTCTGACAAGAATGTGTCGGAGGTAACAGGTCCCATAGAAGTCCTGGGTGTCCTTACCAGGGTCACCATTGGGGGAACCTGCATCCTACTCCATGACCACATAGCCCGTAGGACTCACGGGATTCTCGTCTTCAAAGACCCTGATAACTTTGACTCCAAGGGTCTAGTCATCAGAGCTTTCAGAGATGCTTGCCAAGGGCCCTTCAAGTTCTATGAGAGTGCCCTGTCTCCCCCTCCATACAACAGGCAGGAACTCAATCGGGCTCTGGAGGCTTGGTTGACCAAGCCTTCCAACCTTGAGGACCAAGCTCCGAAGGTAGTCAGTACCCTGAAGAGTGCATGGGAGACAAGTAGGGCCTGATGGAGACTAACCTGTAGGTGTGGATTGCAGCAAATCCAACAGTCCGGTCGATTCTGTAAAAGGTCCGTAGTACCCTACATATTCATATCTAGGTTGGGTACTTCTCCCTTGTGAGGGAGTATGGTGCATCTCGGATTGCTTCAGCACATAGTCCCACAGTAAGTGCAATGTTCCGGGGTTGCACACCAAGACAGCAACCCCATCGGGTATCGCTTTATTCTTCACCCAATCATACATCAGCGACCAATCTTCCAAGTCCCACTTTGTTGACCCGTAGCCTGCTGTCTCTGGATAAGGAGAGTCCAGGTACACCAAGTCCCCTGGACGGGACCTGCTAACCGTCTCTTTCCAATTACCCCGAACATACTCCTCACAACCCCAGCCGGAACCATAAGACTCCTGCAAGCGTCTTAGCAAGAAGTAGGGGTCCCCACCATTCCTGGCTGTGTTGATTGGGGTTGCAAAAGAACCGTCATCATTGGTCTGCCATCTATTCCCCCAAGCTGAATAAAGGCACACCATGAATCGAAGTGCTTTGTCCCTATCGGACAAACCATCAAAGTCTACATCTTTCAAGTCACGGTAGTACTGGATACGTTCAGGGGTGACATCTTCCAAAGTGGGTGCCTGCACCCTCCCCATAAGCCAATACTCTTGGGCTGACATCAACCAAGGATTCAGGTCACCTACAATCTGTGGGGTACTTGGAAATAGACTGCGGACATAACGGGAAACTACCCCTGAACCCACAAAGGGTTCAATCCATCTACCAGACCCTCCCCAACCAAGGATGTAGTGCTCTAAGACAGACAGCATCCTAGTCTTTGCCCCGTTCCAGGGAAAGGGTGGGGGTTTCATGTTCTGTACAGTACCCTGGAACCCCAAATAGCCGGGAGCCCGGCTCCTTTTGAGAACCGGGCTTCCGGGGGGTTCTACTCAGTTAGAGAAACTAGGCAGGTATTCCGCTATCAGCGGGTTACCGTGAGCCTTACGAGGCCCCTGGGGTTGTACGCCCCAATACCCAAATTCTCAAACACCGAGAAGCCGATGGTGCGTGCCTTGGGGTCGTCTGCGGAGAGGACCGTGAGCTCAGTGCGGACGGGAATCCGGCCGAACATCTCGGGTTCGCAGCAAACGTAGATCGTTCCAACCGGAACGAGCCTGGAAGTGATGATCTGGGCTCCCCAGAGAGTGGCCTGGAGGCCAGTCTTCAGGAGAGTTGCCTGACTCTCGATATCCAGGATGTCACGGCCGAACTTCCTCACGTCGGCGTAATCCCTTGCGTTCATGTAAACACGGGCAACCCGGAGGTCGTGCCGCTCGATGAGTGCAAAGGCATCAGCCAGAACCGCACCATTGACCGGAGCGATGACCGGCACGTCAGGGTTCGTCCCACCGGGGAGGGAATCGAAGCCGTTGACTGCGATGGCATCGAGAACTGCGAAGACTCTCTCGTCTTCCGCAGCCTGGATCTGGGCACGGGCAAGATCCTGAGCCCGCTCGATCAGGTCAAAGCGACGTTCTTTGATCTGGGTGAGAGGAATCTCAGGGTTCGAAGCGACTTCGAACAACGGAAAGATCACCCTACGGGGCTTGGTGATTGCGAGGATGTTCTCCCCTTCTTCACCTACCACGTATGCGGTCACATCCGGGTCCTTGTCGTAGATCGGGAGCGCACCATCAGGAAGCTGCTCAACCAAGAAGGTCTTGCGGCCGACTGCGGTGTAGTCACGACGAGTACGAAGGGGCTGGGTCATGGAAGCAGCAAGCTTCGCACGGCCAGTTGCCGTCTTCAGGTACTCAGAGATGATCTGCTGCTTGACAGCGTTGCTTACGGGGGTAGTCATTGTACTTTCTCCTCTTCCTATTCCTAGACCCTCTGGTCGTAGATCATCTCAGGAAGAGCCGTATCGGCAACGACCTTCAGGATACCCAAGGGGGTAGACATGGGCAAAGTAGCACCATCAACCGGGAGATTCACACCGTTGGTGACTTCCAGGGAGAAGTCTGCAATGTCCATCGTGACGAGTGCTGCCGCTGCCGTATTCAGAGTCCTACGGGGCATCAGGTACCCGTTACACGAAGCGATGAGCACGTTGCCCACCATGTACCGGATGGTGTCGCCCTGAGCACCACCAGCTACCGCTGCGAGAATCTGTGTCTCGTAGAGGGAGTTCCCGTAGCAACCCAGGCTAGACACATAGGGTGCCTTGCCGGATGCCGCAGCCGGGATATTCTCGTAGGCATTGCCTACTGCTGTGTTGATGAAGACACCAACGGGACGCACCATCTCAGCCTGGAGGGCTGTGATGCCTGAAACTGCGACGGTGACCGGGCCACCAACGTAGTTGCTACCGACATCGGGGCGCATGAACGCTACCGAGCCAGAGAGAATCCCACGAGTCGTGGGCTTCATTCCAACTGCAAGGGAGATCGTCCCCGCAGCCGTAACGATGGGTGGATTCGTCTGAGTGAAACCATCGGGGGTCAGGGCACATACGGTGTTACGAACACCAACGTGCAGGAGCCTGAGAGCCGAAGAAGACTCAGTAAACCCACCGCTTGCCTGTCCAATCATCGGCATGACCAGTCTCCTTGCCTTTGATCCCTGTTTCCAGGATCAGCGGTGATTCAGGTTCGTCAATCACCATGATTGCGAACACCTGAAGTGGGAGTACAACTCCCGTAGTGACTAGGTGAGGTTATGTAATGACTATTGAGAGAAATCGACAACGAGGTCGAAAAAACGATCAGGGATGGTGAGGGGGTTGGAAAGGGAGCGGGAAGGGCTGGGTGTCTATAGAGACACCAAGAGACTAGCGTCCGAAGACTTCACTCACGTCCGGGGCAGATTCCCAGAGCTTGGAAAGTTCGTCCACTTCGTTCTTGCCAGAAGCCGTCTTGGCAACCGCACCCAGGGTCTTGGGACCTGTGGAAGGCTTGCGGGGCTGGGGACGGAGGGCTGCTTCCTTCTTGGAAGCATCCTTGTCCTCTTCGGGCTCGGGCTCGGGCTCGGTCTTCTCTTCGGGCTCTTCGGCTGCCTTCTTCTCCTCGGGCTCAGGCTCACCCTCGGGCTTCTCTTCACCGGCACACTTGGGGGTACCCATGCCGTACAGAGCAAGAAGGTCGTCCTCAGTGGGCTCTACGTCCATGAGGCCCATCGGGTCGGCATCCACACCACAAGCTACAGGAGCCATCGGGGCTTCAATGCTTGCTACGGGAGCGGGGGGGGGAATAGGAGCCGCTACCGGGACGGGCTTCTCTTCCGTCATCTCGGCAAGCATCTGCTTCTCCTCTACCGTGAGGCCCTCATCTTCAGTCTGGGGAGCCTGCTCTTCGGCCAGCATTGCTGCCAGCATCTTCTCTGCCGCTTCGTCCTCATCTACTGCCGCTGCCGCTGCCATTGGAGGAACGGCAGGAGCCTCCCCACCACTAGTGGGGCCCATCGGTGCGTTCTGGTCACTCTTCTTGGAGGAGAAGATACCACTGGCAAAGGACTCACCCATGCCCATCACTACATCCTGACGGGTAATGAGGCCATCCCCATCCGTGTCAAGAGCGGCGAAGATTTCAGGGGACCCTGCCCACTCATCAATGGAAATGACATCATCGAGGTTGATGTCATACACGTCGAAAGGGCCGTGTGCTTCCTTTGCTTCGGGCTTCTTCTCTTCGGGCTTGTCTTCGGACTTGTCTTCGGGCTTGTCATCACCAGCAAGGAACGAAGTCGAGATCCGGGCCAATGCTGCCTGAATCTGACGCTCCGAGAGGTTCATGAAGTCAAGGGCCTGATCTTCAACCATCGAGGCAGTTGCCTTGCGGCCGAGCATAGACTGAGCCATCTGGATACACTTGGAAGCCTTGCGTTCCATTGCAGCCCGCATCTCCATGGCCGCACGCTTCGCTGCCGGATGAGTCGGAGCTTCCTGGTAGCCGGGCATAGCCGGGGCTTCACTCTGCTTGTACGGTCCCTTGGTAGGGTCCTCTGCCCATGCAGACGTATCACCATTCTTGTAGTCATCCTTGCCGGGATCAGCAGGAGGAGCCGCTGGGTGAGTGGGCTTCTCCTGGTAACCGGGGATAGCAGGGGGATCAGAAGCGGTGCGGTCGGTCCAGGTAGTACGCTGACGGGTCATTGGAAACTCCTTGGGTGAACGAGAGGCAGTTTGACTGCCACAGGGTAGTCATTGGAATAGGGCCGATATTCACATTCAAGTGAACTAAGATGTCGATTTCTCTCTCAGTGCCAAGAGTTTCGCCATCCTAACCAGAACTGTTGCCTCTTGGGTTGTGGGCTCTCGGCCCATCGTGAACTCACAAGCCTGGAGGAAAGTAGTCAGGGACCGGAACCCGGTAGGAGACCCTACCATCCCTGCCACCTTGTACAGGTCACTAGCGATCTTGATACCCTGCGAATTGTTCAGGGCTTCTAGCTTGAAGATGAAGTCATTGTCAGAGCTTGCAGTTCTAACAAGTTTCTGAACCGTAGCCTTGTATTGGGCTACCTTGGGGGTACTTCCAGTGATCAGAGTTGCTTGGGGAACCAACTTAGGAGTATGCCCCACTACCTTCACACTAGCCTGACTCACCAAGGTATCGTTGGGGGCATCAGAAGAAGGAGCCGCAGGGTTAGTATTCCCATAGGGGGCAGACCCCCCATTCATGGCATCCTGGACTCTCTTCTTGACCCTATCCAGCATCTTCCCGTAAAGCTCATCTTCCATGTCCTTCAGAGGATCAGGCTTGGCTTCAGGGGCAGGTTCCGTAGCAGGAGCATCAACTCCCTCATCCTCAAACTCCTGTGCTACACAGGAGCTTGCTGCCTTAGCTAGACCCTCTGGGAGATTAGAGAAGTCATTCTTGGGCAAGGTCTTCGGGATACTGAACATTTTCTTCCCACTAGGAGAGAAAGCTGAATCCCCTACCACCTTGACAGGACCACGAGCTACGGCACCTGTAAAGGCTGGGATCTTCACCCAAGATCCTTCCACAAAGACCACACCCCCTGTTGCATCCTCTGTCTCATGTCCACAGAGTTCCGCAATCTGATGCCTCTGCCCCATCTCATCAAAGAATATATTGCCCTTCAGGTGACGGATGCAGTTACAGAACTCCGTCTCATCTGAAGCCCAATTCCCACACTTTGTACATGTCGTACTCTGTGTAGTGCAACCCATAGATAGGGAATCAAGAGCACCGGATTCAATGTCCTGGATGAGTTGAACATGCTTACGGTCATTAGCTACCAGGATGTCCACGTACACAGAGGGGCCAATGTCCCTGGCTACAGCATCAATGATCCGACCCTTGGAGAGCTCCTCAATCTGAACGTGCTCCACGAAACTGTGAGCACCGATCAAAGTAGGGTAGGACTTCAGGAGTACCGGACGAGACCACGCATCAGAGTTATGAACAGCGATCCCCCCTGCGATATAGGAATTGTCCTCTTCTACCTCAAGGTTATGGACCTTGCCCTGGTACTCCACAACCTCTACAGATTCTACGATCTGGAGGCAGTAGCCATTCAAGAACCGGAGATCAGGTACCTTCTGGACCTCACCATGGGATTCCAGAAATGCAGCATAGGCACCCTCATATTTGGTACCTTCCAGTAGATCATTCAGATAACCAGCCCCGCAGGATAGAGTCCACCCCTGGGTCTCTTTGGTGGGGTCTGAAACCACAATCGGTTTACCGTCCACTACCAATCGTTTACGGCCCTCCAGGACAGCAAAGGTCCACTGGGGGGCCACCCCCAACCTATGGAGGATCAAACGTACTTGGTTGATCAGGGATACACTTGCGGAACTACCCGTCAAGCGGGCATCCCCAATCTTGGAAGTAAAAAAACTCCCATCCCCCTCAAACCACCCCTTGACTACCTCTTCCTGTACCTGATGTGAGGCACGGAGGAGATCCTCATGCAAACTCTTGGTCTTTGACCCATCGCCCAACACCCAACGAGAGAAGAACTCCACCAGGGGCCTATTGGTCTTGGTCGTGACCACAATCCCCTTATCAGTCTGATGATACCTGATAGTGCTGTCTGCCCCAAACTCTGACTTGAGGAGAGAACATACAGTTTTCGCTAATGTATTCTCCTCACTCAGGTTGAAGGCAAAGCACACCCCTACCCTCTCATTGTCCTTACGGGAGTCCAGTTCATAGTAGCCTTCCGCAAGAAAGAGCCCGAGAAGCCTAGCTTGGCCCGGTGTCAACCCCACAGAGACATCCCCATCCAGGATGGGTGTGGCTACAAAATCCCAATGATCCCTCACCTGACCAACAGGTACGAATTCTCCCCTCTTCTCAGTCAGAAGATCACGTTTAGGGATTCGCTTGCTGTAATAGCAAGCCCCACTACAGTAGAATCTGTCCAGAAGGTGGGAAATACACTTGCTGGCATGGTGGATATTGGACCCGCACTGAATACAGGCTTCCTGGGGGCGGAACACGAAGAATGGGTGTTCCCGGGTTACATATAGTCTCTCGTTACACCCACGGTACTTCAACCCCAGAAGTGCCCCATCAACCTGATGGCTATAGGTCTGGAGAACTTTACGTGCCCTTCCTGTATGAGTCAGAACCTCATCCCCCACCTGTACCTGCTCAATGGGCTTAACCGTCCCATCTGACATTGTAATGGATGTGCCAGGAATGAAGCAGTTATTGTTGATCCATTTTTCGCAGTCAGCTTTGACCCGGAAGTCAGCATACTTCCGGTTGATCTTCTGACCATCAAACTGAATCATGCCCAGCTTGGTACCGGGAGTAGCAACCGTATCTACCGAAGCTACCAGAGTTGCGTGAGTGAGAAGGTACTTGGAAGGGTCAAATGACTCCCCAAGAATATCAGAAGCTTGCTTCACCAAGTCCCTGTCCAACCGGGTAGACCCGGATGCTACACGGACATCATCCCATACTCCATCCCGGAGCTTGGGAACGGTGACCAGAGCTCTTGCAGTTCTTAGGAAGGCCATGGACTTACCCCAAGATCAGTTCAGACGGACGTATAAGGAATAGGCAAGTAGGGCAACACAGGAGCCTCTCACTCTTGCCGTTCTGCCTTGTGTACACCGTCTTCCGAAGGATGGGCTTTTCCTGGCACCGGGGGCAGAAGAAACCCTCGGCTTCAGATTCGTCTCTAGTAGCCCGGTACCTACGGTCTGGGGCACCCCAGTAGAGTGCTCGGACGTGCCTGGAAGCTACCTTCTGGACTGACTCCCGGAGAGGAATCGGATACGGACCCCCTGGAACAGACACAGAGGTCCGGTTTCCCGGCACACTGTCCACTAGGCTGTCCACATAGGGGTCTGTATCGTTGGGGTCTACCTGAAGGTCTTCCACTGGCATTCGAGAGGCCCCGTGGGGGAACTGGACATCCACCATCCCAATGGCAGGGAACACAGCTACAACTGTGCCCCCTTGGGCAAAGTTACCACCAATGGTAGGAGCTACACGGTCCCCTACATGGAACCCAGTAGCCCTAGCCTGATAGTCCACATAGGATGTTGCAGTACGATCTTGCACGGGAGCCTCATTCTGACTGAACAGACGGAGAGCTACTCGTCTAGGTCGTACTCTGCGTCGTCATCGGTCTCGGACTTCTTGCTGGCTTCCTTCTTCTCTTCGGGCTCAGGCTTGGGCTCTTCCTTGTCCTCGCCTGCCTTCTTGCCAGCATCCTTCTTGTCCTCGGCCTTGTCTTCCTTCTTGTTCTCGGCCTTGTCTGCCTTATCATCATCCTTCTTCAGCCAAGGGGGAAGTTCTCCCGCAGACTTGCCGCCCAGGAGAGTTGCAAGCTTGGCCGCAACAACAACGAGTTCCTTGGCCGTCTTGGCAACCTGAGTGCCATCTACGGGAGGATCAGCTACACCATCACTGAGCTTGCCTGCTTCCTGCTTGGCAAGAAGCTGCTCCTTCTCTACCTGGGTGAAGTGACCGTTCATAAACGGCTCATCTGCATCCTTGACCTGGGGGCCCGGAACGACCTTGCCGATAGTGCTGGGATCAAACCCTGCAACCTTGGCAATTCTGTCTGCCAGGAGGTCACACCGATAGGAGAAGTCCTTGGCTACCTTCTCAGGGATGCCGAGACGTTCATGGTGCTTTTCCAGAGTTGTAGCTAGCTTGTCAAGATCGTTCGTGACCCGACGTACTGCGTTTGCTGTAACCTTCTTCATGGTTTTCCTCTCCAGGACTTGGAACACCCACAGGGGTGATATTCGCTACTAGCGTGTAGAATATAGTAAGTCTAACGTCACCAATCAGCTAACTCCGGTTCCGTAGAAAGGCTGAAAGCATCCTCATCGTCCTCATAATCCCCTTCTACTAACCCATGCACAAGGGATCGAGCCATATTAGGTTCTTCATACCCATCCTTCTCTATAGCCCTGTTGATGGCTCTGATCCTCTCCAACTCAAAAAGGTCATTGTCCTCTTTCGTAGGAACCTCACCCTTCTTGAGCTTTTCAAGACGCTCCTCATACTTCTTCTGGTAATCAGGGTCCTTATTCAGAATATCACTTTGCTCCGCTGCTACTTCTTCCGGTGTTTTCTTTGCTCTCTCTTTCTTAGGAGTCATGCTCTTCACAGCCGCAGAGAGAACACCTGCATCATTCATCCAAGCATTCCAGAACATTGACCGAACACTGAGTTGCTGTTCAGGATTCAGAGTACCAGACCTAAACATCTTCAAAAGCTTATTGTATGGGTGATTCCCTTTTCCTGAATAAGAACCTTCAATGATAGCAGCTAGAGTGTCATCATCAATACCACCATCCTCACCTAGGTCTCTTAGAAACTCCCTGCTTGGGCCTACCCCTGCATTGATGATATCAGTGCCGCTATCCAGAATTTCCCTCCCAAACTCACCACCCATACCCTCATTTTTACCATCCCCATGAAGGGTGCGAACCAATGCAATTGTATTTTGTGATGGGGCAGGCAGTTCACGGATGTCAGGTTGATTCTCTCCAGCTATGATCGAAGCTAAGTATACATCTCCTAAATGTGCCTTCAATTTCTGTATCTGTTCTTGTGCCTTGGGGTCATCTTGGTCCAATTTGGAGATGCCACTCCTAATACTTTCAATGGCTTTAGTCCTGATCTTCTTACCTTCTTCAGGACTCTTCCCATCCTTACCGTGAATCATGTCACGGAAGTTTCTACTCCTGGGAGTCTTGACCGTCGGGCCCTTCCACTTCTTATCCGCACCTTTTGGCTTAGAATCTTCCGGGAAAGCCTGATCGGACTTGGGCTTCTCTCCCTTGGGCTTCTCCCCTTCAGATTTCTCAGGCTCCTTCGGTGCTTCACCCTCTGTAGGTGCCTTCGGCTCCTCTCCAGGAGTCCCTGTAGCTGGAGTTTTCCCCTTGGGAGTCCCAGGCTCGGGTTCTGGCTTAGGCTTAGGCTTAGGTTCTGTCTCTGTCGGAGGAGTCTCAGACTTGGGTTCTGGCTTAGGTTCCGGCTTAGGCTCGGGTTCTGGCTCTGGCTCCTTCTTAGGTGCCTTCCCCTTGTGAGCCTTCTCTGCCTTCAGTCTAGCCTTCTCAGCATTCTTAAGCTCCTTCTCCATACCTTGGAGGTCATCAGTTGAGTCACTGAGAGTGTAAGCATCCTCAGTGAATTCCTCCATAGTCACTGGTGGGTCCAAGCTATCAACAAGGACTTTGACTTCAGCTTCTATCTTTGCTCGTTTCTTTGGGTCGGAGGTTTCAATAAACCTCTCAGCTACATCAGCAAGATCACTCTTGATGCTCTTGTACTTACTTTCGAGTATGTTTACCTTGTCTTGGAGGGTCTTATGATTGCCCTGGAGTTCCTCTACTTTCTTGGTAGCCTTTTCCAGAACTGACCCAGTATCTTCATCATCTTCACTAGCATCCCCACTACCCGTGGCGAATGCCTTAGCTTCATCCTTGGAGTCAAAGGTCTTGGCTGTGCCCTCAGAGTTGATACCCCTCCAGTTCTTCTCCTCAGTCTGCCAATAGTCACCAGACTTATGCTCAGGGGCATCTTTGATACCCACTACTTTTGGGGGAGGGGATACTTCCCCAAGTTTTACCAAGAACTTATGTGCCACCCTCTTGAAATTCAGAGTCAAGTCTGGGTCGGTCTCAGCAGACTGCCCCCCAAGGTCACCATCTCGATCAGGGTCTACTCGATGATCCCGTAGGTCTTGCCGAGGGGGCTTCTTCTTAGGATCAGGTTTGATGAGGTCTTTCGCTGCCTCATCTTCACGTTCCCCATCACTCTTAGTGGCAACTCTAAAGACTGCATCTGCATCTGACAGGTAACCCCCGTCAATGAGGGACCTGTACAAGGCTTTCAGCATCAGAGCCTTGTTTCTCTCTGTCAGATAGGGACTAACATCCTTCCAAGTGTCATTAGTGAGAAGAATGTACCTGATGAACTCCTGACCCTTGAAGTGATCTGCAAATTTGGGAGCCATCTCCAATGCCTTATCCACAAATTCCTGCATATATGCACGAACTTCATGGGGGTCATTGTAGTATTTCTCTGGGTCAATGTTCCTGGGAACTTCCCGGGTAGTAGCCCTGTTCTTCTGTTGTATATCCAGAACGTGGGTCATCTCATGTAAGAGCATCTGTCGGAAGTCCCTAGCCATGAACTCGACCGACTCCCGAAGTGCCTTCGTTGTGTACCTCCCATTCAGGTTCAAGACGATAGCTGGACGGGAACCCATTGACCCCTTGCCCCCCGATAGAAGGAGTTGTGGACTGTCACTCACAACGCTGGTGACCCTGAGTACTGGAACCAGGATGTTCTTCCCCTCAACCCCTAGGGCATCTGAGAATCTGTCCAGGTCTTTCTGAAGTACAGCATGATTGGGTGCCAACTGGCCGAGGGGCTCATCCTGGGGATGACGCCTTCCCAATTCTCGCTTCAAGTCCACGATCAAATCCTGGACTTCGGCATCAATGAGACTCTTGTCAATCGGGATGGGCCTGGAAGCGATCTTGAACGACTTAGGGACTGCCCCATCCTTCAGATAAGTGTCTTCCATACCGGGCACTAGATACTGGGACCTGAGCGTAGCAGGCTCATGTCCTACAACCTCTGCCGTCTCTTTTAGTGCCTTCAGGAACTCATCCTTCAGGAGCTTCTTACGTTCCTTGGGATCAGTGGGTAGAGCCTTACCATTCTTCCGTGCCTCACCAAGCTTCTGACGCATGGTATCATTGGCATGGAACCCACGGATGTCCTTGGCAGTAATATCAAATGGCTTCAGGTAGGAGTTGACATGCTCTGCCGTTAGGTCAAAGTCTTCAACCTGAAGAACCTTGTCATTCGGCTTCTTGCCCTCAGTGTACTCCTTCAGGAGTTTGACAACTGCCCCAGTGTCTACTGTCTTTTCATGCTTGACACCGGATTTCCCCACGTATTTGATAACAGCCTTTCCCTTGGGGAAAGTGACATGTTTCACTTTCCAGCCTGTGACTCCAAAATGACCCTCACTAGCTGACTCATCATTTCCGATTCTCTCACAAGTTTCATCCATGAGAGCTACAGCGAGAGCCGTGAGCTTGGTCTCCTCACTACCAGAACTCAGGTCTTTACGCACCTTGGCACGAACTTCGGAGATGCCCTTACGAAGCTTCTCCACCTGTTCAGCCTTCTCCTTGTTCCTCTTTGCTACCTGCCTAGGGCCGTATTCATAGTGGACGTTCCCCTCGGAGTCCTTCTTCTTGTCTATGTACTTGCCCCACTTGTCCAGGAACAGACCCGCAATCTTCACTGGGGACGCTATCCTTGGGGTCCACAACTGGGAGGCTACTCGACCTTCGGGAGTAGTATGAAGTTTCACTCTTGGGATGATATCCGGGAAACCCCAGATTTCCATCTCATCAAAACTCCAAGAACCACCCGGTACTTCTCCCTTGTATTCCTCAGTCAACCCTGTGAGGTACTCCAGAGTGACATGGGGACGGTAGATCAGAGGGAAACTATCAACCACTTCAAAGTTTGCATCAAGGAGTGCCTGACGGAGATTCCACTTAAGGGCAGAAAGATCCTTGTCCATCTGGACAAGATCAACAGCTACTCTTCTTTCCTTATCAGGATTGACAAAGTACTCCATTCCTATCAGCGTAGCTGTGACAGGTCCACGGAACTGCGTGAACGTAGCCTGAACGATCTTCAGGAACTCAGTCCTACGTCCGACCGGAATCTCCCCTACATACAGAAAGGTGACATGAGGGGGAGAATCGTCCTCTTCTCCAAGGGGAGGGAACCTGGAAGCCATCTCATCCGGGAGAGGTATGAATAGTCCAACACCCATTTTAACCCCCTACCGGGTCTGATGGAGATGATAGGCAATACCCATTTTCATCTACATCACAAAGCTCGATACCATCATCTTCAGTGGCATCCACCCAAACCATGTGGACAACATTTTGAACCACGGCATCCAGGTCAATGAAGTCATGGTCCGGTTCTGGACCAGAGTCATACATAGAGATGAAAGCAAACTGTGTCCGTTGATCTTCCGGGAGTCCCCGTTCTGCCACAGGAACATTCCAGTCCTCAAACTCAGGGATAGCCTTCAGGCTGGTATCTACCAGGGAGTAAAGTTCCCTTCGGTCGTTGAACCAGAGAATCTCCTGCCTACCTATTGTCTCTGCCTTGGGACGGAGAATATCTGAAAGCTTCTGGATTACAACTTCCAGGTTCTCTGGGAAGTCATAGGGAGACTGACGAATACCCCACAAAGCTACGGCTCCTGTGATATGATTCAGGAACACCATAACCTTTTCCCGCTCGGCCTTGGCTACCCGTGCCATGTGGGCATCTGCCACAAGGCTAGCCAAGGTGAGCTTCATAGATCCGACCTTCAACCCCGCTGCGGGTGATCCCTCCAGGAATACCATTGGGAGCAAGCCCTTCCTGAAGAGTCTCACTCGTTGAGCAATGTACCTGGGGGACCTCATCCCCACTTCCCACTTGATCCCTAAGTTCCTGATAGCCTCTGCCAACGGGAAAATGGTCTTCCATTTCCCTGTCTTGTCCAGGGAATTCCCTTCCTCAATGAAGGCTTCGATAGTGATAAAATGCTTACGAATACAGTCCCTACAGTGCTTTCCAGGGTCATTCAGGTGGTCCTCCAAGAGAACCATCTGTTTGCAAGCTTCCCTGAAACAGAACTCAGGATTGTGTATCGGCAGAAGAGCCGGTAAGTTGGTTGGGTCGAGGATACAGGAATGTTTCCGCATTTGGAAGTCCTAACGGACTGGTGGGATAGGGAGACTACCTGCTACCCGAATCTTCCACCACCCTCATCAGGCTTCTTGTACTTGAGCTTCAAGTACTCAGCGATCCTCTCCACTACATCAGAATTCTCGGCAAGGTTCCTACCGGCTTCAGTGTAGATACCCCGGAGAACTTCATTGAACGTGGAGTCATTCAGGGTAAACACATCCCGCATGAGCTTCTCGTTCGTAGCCGTGGGGTCAATGTTCAGGAGTTCCAGGATGATATCAATATCCAGAGAACCCTTCTGATAGAGGTTGAACAAAGCATCGAAGGTATCAGCATTGTCCCGAAGGGCAAGACGGGTGAAGGTAAGGGTTGGGACAACCACTTCTTCATTCCCATCCTCATCGAGCTCAATGAACCCCATGCGCTTACACATGGGAGCCAGCATGTTCTGTTCAACCATCTCCTGGAGGATTTCCCGCAGAAGCATGAACCGGGTGTTGATAACCTCCAGATTGATCCTGTCACCGGAGTAGCTGGACTCCCCAGACAAGAGAGATTCAGTGACCCCCAGACCGGCATACAACTGCCTATCTGTCTGGTCATACTCAGTCGAGAGTTCCAGGAGACGCTGACTAGACCCCATCTCCTCCCAATTGACCTGGAAGTTGGTGATGATGGAGTAGTCCGGGTCCATCAGGGCCATATCCACCTGATCCCGGAGGTTCTCTACATCTGCCACATCCATATCTTCGGCATAGACCAGCCGAATAGGAGTCATGTGGCGAGAAGCAATCTGTGTCTGGGACTGACGGAGCTTATCCCGATAGACCAGGGTACGAATGCAGTTATGGACTACGATCCCACCGGCTACTAGAGTCTCATCATCCTCTACATCAAAGGAATAGACCGGACCCTGATAGTGGAACCGTTCCACTTTATCAAGGGTATGTGTTGTCCAACGGTCATCCTTCTTGAAGTACCCAAGTCTGATCTTCTCTTTGTAGCCCTGAAGGTAGGGCTTCGTGGCACTTGACCACACAGAGAAACTAGACATCCGGGCCATTGTAATAGGTGAATGAGTACGGAGCACATAAGTAGTGAAAGCCCCGTAGGAATAGGTCTTGTCCCTAACACGGGATACCCTAGGGTGTGCTTTGGGGAACTTTGCACGCCCCCCTATAGGCTTCCCCCCCACTACCTTCTTCACCTTACGGGAACTCTTACGGCTCTTCCACCGATCTACCGAAAGGTTCAGTCTCTTACACACCAGATACAACTGCGAAGTCAAAATTGCATCATGGAGATGAAGCTCCATAAGCTTCTTCCCAATGGTTTCTACCCTACCGCTACTGTCAAGAATACCCCCCAAAAGTGCCAGAAGGTACTTCTCTCGGACCCCAAACATCCAGTCAGGAAGTATCTTGGACTTACCATACTGGAAGTGTTCGTGAATCCAACGAGCCAGTAGGGCATCCGGCAACTTGAGAGTAGTGTGTGCCCCAGAGTCTTCAATCTCTATGGACTCTTCCCCAAAGACATTCTGGAGAGCTTCCTTGAGCTTGAGGACACAATGGGAGTGCTTCTTGTCTATCCACCACTCAGTTACATACTGGGCTGGTGAAGAATAGGTGGGGAGTTTCACCTTCCCCTTAGCTACCCATGCACCCAGGATGTAGCAGAGGTCTTCGGTCATCTTGAAGGAGACAGTATGAGGGGCAACTGCATGTCCCCAGGCAAAGGCACCAGGAGCCGGTAGGAACTCAGGATAGGCAAGGCCCCCTGGGGAAGCCCTGCACATCGAGTTCTCCCAATGGTCTGCTAGATCGAACCGGAGGGGCACCTTACGGTCATGTGTACGGATATGACTCTCCCGTACCTTGTCCCCAGCCTTGATGTCCCCAGCCAGGACTTCTTCTTCCTGACCCTCTGCGTTGATCCTTATGATCTTGTGATCTTTGGTGAAGCAGATAGGGTCACGGAGAGAGATAGAATGGATTGTGATACCCACAACCTCTTCATCTACATTCCGAGTGCCCTTAGAAGCTTTACGAAAGCGACCTTTCCCTGTCAGGAGAAGATCAGTGTTCACATCCACTTGCTCAACCGGGATATTGACAACCAAACCCTGCCGATTGACCGTGATAGGTGTTCCAGGAAGAATACAGCGTTCCAGGACCGAATGGCCCCTGGGCTCATACTGTGACTTCTTCCTTGCCATGTAAAACACAAAACTCCCGGATTCGGGGTCTGTGTTCAGAGGAATGTTTTCCCCTTTCCGAATGGAATCCACAACCATTGAGGGCATGGAATCCACGATCCGTTGGGCCTGGGGGTCTCCAGCTTCGGCCTTGTGGATGATGTCTTTGGTCTTGCTATCAGGAACCAGTTCAATGAGTTTCTGGTCAGTGAAAGGATAGCTCTCCATGTGAATCTGTTCCGGGGGCAACACCCGAATTGCAGACCAACCATGGTAGTTTCTCTTCAACCACTTGACCGCACGCTCATTGGCATCCTGTCGATCTTGCCACTCTTCCGCAACACTTCCGTCTTCCTGAAGTACCCTGAATATCTCCTGAGTGATATCCTGGGGCATGTCTTCAGAAGCATCCTCACAGAAGATGAATACCTCACCCAACAGGTTGTAGTCATGGACGATTTCGATGAGACGATGAAGAAGTCCAATCTTCTTCGCCCACTTTGCACAAAAATTCAAGGATCTTTGTGCAATGTCACGATTCTTAGCCTTGGGCATACCAAGGCGAACCTTAGACAGAGGAAGTTCTGTCTGTAGGTCCAGAGCTTGGCCTACGAACGGATCAGCCCCGTAGAAGAACCGGAAATAGTTCCTCTTTTCATCGAGGGACTGAGGGAGTTCCAGGAAGTCTGTGGAGAGCTCAGGGCTGTAGAAATTGCCCCCAGAACCCTGGACAGAACCACTCACTGAAGGATAAGCCACCTTGGATCGAAGAAACCCTGTGGCAATCTTCGGGGGCTTCCCTACCTTCACACCCTTCCGGGGAGGTACTTTCCCAACAGTTACCGCTTCAGTCTTATCAGTCTTATCAGCCATAGTCACCTAGTCATTCTTAGCAATCAGTTATTCATCTTCGGACTCAGTGACTACGGGAGGGGCTTTAGGCTTTGGCTCCCTTCTAACAGGTGGGGGTGCGTTTGGGTTGAGGTCCGGGTCTTCAGTATCATAAGGTGCCGCAACCCTACCCACACCTTGCAGACTACCCAGGGTCCGTTCAAGAGACCTCCTGACCATCAGAGCCCTACGCCCAGAAGGATCTCCAGGGGTAGGTCCGGGAGGCACTATCCGAATAGCTTGTCGGAGAGCTTGCTCGGCTTTGGACATACAGACAGAAATTTCTCTATCTGCATCTGACCGGGCAAGGGTAGCCCTTAACCTAGACATAACTTCACCTTACCACCGTAGAGATGGGGTCAGATGTCCATATTTGATGGCAATAGTAATGATCTTCTTGAGAAGAAGGATGTCCTCAATAGAACCTTCAAAGACCCCTTCCCACGATCCCCCAGCCTTGACAAAGACCCGTGATACCTTGTCATACTCAGTAGGAATATGAACCACCTTGTTTGGATGGACAGATTCAAGGATCTTACGGATGATCCTATGATCAGACCTGACAGGACTGGTGGGAGTGAGGCTTGCTGTGCGATTCATCTTCCACGCTTCCTACCTGCCAAGCCACCCGTACCCCCCATTCCAGACCAGCCACTCCTACCACTAGGGACACCCATTGCAGGAAGTCCACGGGGAGCCATTCGAGACTCATGGCTCCCACTAGCAAGAATTCGTTTCCGAGCCTTCATTGCACCAGAGGGGGTACGGGGCACCTGACCATTGTCCATGAACCGAGAGGTTCCTCCTGCATGTGTGATATAGGATGGTTTTCCAAGTACGTTGGATGCAGCCCACACCATTCTAATCAGAGCATCAGAACGGTCATCATGCTTCCCCTCCATATTGGGGGCTTCCACCGTAACTACATACTTACTATGATACTCTGCCTGAAGCTCCATGAGTTCCACAATGTAATCACAATGGTTGGCACCATCAGGAATCGGAAAATCATACATGACCAGCTTATGGTCATACATCATGTCCTTGAAGTTCTGGAACATCTGGGACGTGAGTATCTTTGTCATCTGTGTAGCCTTCATCTGCCGAAGGCCACGCTTGGCAAGTGCCTGTTCCAGGGGGATACCTGCCCACTGGTCAAAGATACCTTCATGGATCAGGAACTTCTTGGACAGTTCTGCAATCCAGTCAGCTACAGCATCGAAGTCCAGCCGCTCGACGTTGATGTACTTACCTTCTCCAGCCTTGATCTGGTCTACAAGATCGACTATGATCTTTCTCTCAGCGAGGTCAATGTGTCCAAGTGCAATTGCCGTCGCATCACCCGACAGACCCAAGTCCAATCCAAGGAAGTAGGATTGCCTGGGAACCCCGTAATACTTCGGGCGAGCCCCAGGGTCCACGCAATCCATCAGGTCCTTGTCACGCTCAATCCAACCACGGGTCCTGTCAGTGAACTCCCCCCCGTACTCAGTGAAGAACACTGAAGGGTCTTTCAGGTAGTGCTTTTCAAACTCCTCGGCAGGAATCGTAGGATTGACTTCCCAAGTTGGTGCCTGGATGCACACCATGTTCTTGGAAGCCTTGCCACCCTTCATCCCAATCTGAAATAGCTTGTAGAAAAGACCTTGCTTTCCTAGGGGAGATGAAATCGAGATGATCCGGCCCTCTACTGGACCAATAGGAACTCTCTTGTCACTAGCCTTCTTGGGAGAGAAAGCTGAAGTAGACGGGGTAACCGCATTGTAAACGGACTCTGCGGAAGACTGCCCTTTGTCTGTGAAGTGGGCAATCTCGTCCAGAATCACGACTAGGTTACCGGCACCACGAAGACCCTTGGCTACACAGGATCGGAAGGTGACCTTAACCGAGGCCCTTGCATTAGGATTCTCAATATACCTACCGTACTTTTCAATGTCCTTGGGTGTCTGGAAACGAGCATAGGACATGGTATTGTTGGCTGTATAAGGTACGAAGAACTCACACCCCCTGAAATGCCCTGAAGTTTCCTGATAGAGAAGTCCTGCCTGATCCTTGTCCGTAGCAACCGAGATGATCTGGATAGGGTTGCTGGAAGGTAGCCCGTAGTATTGATGTGGGTCACTCTTCAGGATCAACTTGTAAGTCTCATAAGCTGCGATAATGGCACCTATGGCCGTATTGTGGTTGGTCATCCCCCCAGCTACAAAACTCTCCCCTTCTGGGACGGTCAGATCATATACCCTAGCCTCACCTGAATTTACGGTTTCTACGGGATCGTAGAAATAGTTGGCCGTCTGAAGTACCTCAAAATGACGTATCACATCTGGGTCTGCCCCTAAACTCTGAGCCATTGCCAGTGTGGGGCCAAGCCTGGGGTATGTCATGGACTCCTTGGAACTCGGTTTGATGGTGTTCCCCAAAGCCGTCCGCAACAAACTACGATGCCAACCTGGACGTTTCCCATGCCCCCCACGGTTACAGGTCACAGATTGAAGTAGGGCATCACACCAGGATCGTTGATGGGGAATGTTTTCAGCATCCGATCCTTCTTTGGAAGTCCTAGCCAAAGATGCCAACACTGGGTCATTTTTCTTGGACGACCTAAATCCAATCTCGTCCATGAACTTCTGACGGGAGGCCGTACCTCTCACGTACACGTTGTAGTAGAATCGCTTGTACTTCTTATTCCACTTTGCCCGTCGAGTACTCACAACCCCGAAGTTCAGGAGAAGTATTTGAACTTCCCGTGCAAGTTGCTCCGATGCCGAAGAGAACGATACAGCCAACCCCCCCTTCTCTGAGCAACCATCAGTCTCAAACAATCCCTGTAGGAACCTCTGCACAACAATCTTAGGGGACCTCATGATGGTCCACGGGACGTGCTTGGTATTCCTTGTAATATCCCATGCGAACCCCAGCTTGTGTAGAAACTTCCTCACATGAGTGCTGAAGAAGTCAATGGAGCCAGTGTTGTTGGTCCGCTTGTCCATACGGACGTTGAAAGATCCGAATAGACTGGTGTACAGCGCCTTCAGTTCCTCCCAGGTCTCTGGATGCTCTACAGTCACAGACACCGCATTGTGCTTCGTCCATGAACCACCCCCGACCAAGTACCCCAGGAAAAGTCCCCATTCTTCAGTAAGCTCAGTTGGGAGAGTCACCCTGGGGTCTTCACATCCAGTATGGAGGGACTCCAACGGTACCCTCTGAACAGGCCAAAGGTCAGATGTGCGATGAATAGCGATCTGGTCACCAAGATGGATATGGTCCAGGTATCTCCATTGGATGGTGCCACCTTCGGACATCACCCTAACTCGGTGACCAGCGGTACCCTCAAGTTCATACCCACTACGGGTCACAAACTTGATTGTAGGTTTCACCCCTCCATTGTAGAAGAATGCAGAATCAGACCTGACACCATTCTCCTGGACCACACCAATTTCCAAAGGCTGGTACTCAGGACCCTTGGAATCTCCGAGGTCCTGAATGGGGATTATGCCCTGGTTGGTAAGAACCAGGGTATCCCCAACCACACATTTCCCAGAACGTCTCCCGATGGACAGGACGATCTCCCTACGTTCTACTCCAGGGATGACCTCCCGGATATTGCTCCTACCCTCCCGGTAGAGCATCTCCAGGTATTCAACCTCAGTATACTCAGTGAACTTTTCCCATCTCCAATCGTGGACAGTGAACCGATTGGCTGGGTCATTATCAAGCTCAATCCCATAATGGGCTTTGAGGATGATCTTCTGTACTGGAAACAGCTTTAGGTTCAGCCCCCAGTCAGACTCAGTGAACTCAATGATGTTTGCTACTTGAGAAGTACTTTTCGTAATGTTTGCTGCGGCCCTAGCAGAGCCCAATGCAATCTCACCTAGATTACCCATAACTAGCTACTCTTGACTTTCCCCCTGGCTTCATTTTTCCAGTCATCAGTCAGGAGTTTACTGAAATTAGAGAAGATGACTTCGATTACCTCTGGCCTGACATTAGAATTGATCAATGCCTGAGCAAACGTATCCGAAATGAACTTGAAAAGTGCCTGGAAACTAGGACTGTCAATGTTCAACTCATTGGCAGCAAGTTGTTCTCGACGCCTGAGCCAAGTTTCCCCAAGAGTTCTGAGGGCTTGGACCCTCTTCACCGAGACTTGGCTGACATCATCCTTGTTCTGTTTCTCAGACTGGATTCTCTCAAACTTCAGAGCAGCAACTTCTTCTGCAAGCTCTTGTATCACGTATGAGAGAATGGAAGCAGACCCAGCATCTTTATTAACACTCCTGACCAGACGGTCCTTCTTAATAGCTCTACGCTTCTCACGAAGGATATCCACCTTTGGGTTAGGGGGTGCTGGTGGGGAGAAAACAGGAAGTGCCACCACTTGTGCAGGTGTACCCTGCACTTTCTTCGGGCGACCCTTCTTAGGAGGGGCGGTAGGGGATGCTTTACTTGTCTTTCGATACCCTACTTTTCGACCCACCTGGGTCAACATACGAAAAGCCATCCCTGTAGCAGGGTTGATGACTAACGTGTCAGTAGGGAGAATGTCCGGGATTTCTCGCCAATGGAGCTTACCCTTGGCATCAGTAACTTTGACTCTAATGGCCCCATCAGGGATTAGAGCAAGTACCTTGGCATCTAGGGGTTGAGCACTCATACCCTAGATAGTACCACAGTTTCAAGGGAGTACAAGACCATCGAAGAGAATATCTCCGATATCCTCTGTACATGGAGTGCTATCATAAGTGATTCCTTCCAAGGAACCATTCTGAAGATCATATTCCCGTGCATCATATCCAGGCTGGAACAATGATGCTGTTGCCTCTGCATCCCCGGAATCTGTCAATCGAATGACTTCTTGCTGATACCCACCATGGATATCTTTCAGGTCTTCCTTGTCCATCAGTACCTTACCATACTTTTGACAAGTACCCTGTGAATTATTCACACAAGAGGCACACCTGGACATTGCCAGTACCATCTTGATACTGTTAGCCCTGTGCTTCAAGGCACCCCTATCACAACCTTCTATCCCAACTTCAGAGGCATAGGCAGAGGCATCCACATAGAGATGTCCAGCAAGACCCTCATGTTCCTTACGGAGAGTCTCCAATGGACCTGAAGCATTCTTCAAGAGAACAGGTGAGAACCGTGCCCTCAAAAGATCATCGAAATCTCTTCCCGCAGACCCTTCCGAGAGCTTTTGACCAGCCCAACGAAGTAGCTTGCGTGCCTCAATGAGATTCTCCCCAGAGGCTTCCTTGCGAGCCTGAACCGGAACTCCAGGATCAGCCATGTGAGCATCCATCGTGGAGGAGTCACTCAACGATTGGAGGAACTCAGTCTTGATAACCGCTGCCTGTTTCCCGGTCCCATGCAAGACTTCCGTCGCCTGGACCAGCATGTTCTCGGCAGATGCCCCTGACTTGAGAATACCCTCTGCTACTTCAGGTGTCAGCAAGCCCTCATGTGCCAGCTTGGAAATCCGATCCCGAACCTGTTGGTTATTCCGGGCCTTGACCTGTTCCAGAGCCTTCATGTCCCTGGAGGTATCCCTACTACCGTGGAATGCGAAGTGAGTCCCTACACCGGGGCCCTCATAAGTACCAATCTGTGCCTCTGGGATGAGATTCTGTGTCTCACTGGCTACCATGGTTACCGCAGAGTCAAGAATCTCCTTGGGAGAAGCAGTAGAAGACATGAACTTCTGCCCTACCTCCTTGGTGAGCAAACCTGCCTGAACCCACCGAGAAATCTTATCCCGAACCCGAAGGTTAGCACGCACCTGAAGCTCATCCTGTTGGAGCTTGGTCCAGGATGCGTCCCGACCTTCCTTCACGATCAACTTGGCTTCAACACCAATCCCACTGTAAACCGGAGCCCTACCCGAAGCCACGATCAGGGATGCTGCCGTGTCTAAGATATCCTGGGGGAATGCCTGAGAGGATGCCAGCTTCTTCCCATCCTCAGTGGACAGAAGCTTCCCTACCACCCACCGAGCTACTTGCCGCATGACCCTAGCACGGTCACGGACTTGTGCTTCACGGACAGGATTAGGGATGTCTGTGAAAACAGGGGTGTAGGCTGCTAGCTTGGCCTCTGCCGAAACAAGAGTCTCCTTATCCATAGGATGTGTAGACTTCGGGAACGAAGCCTCACGACCCTTGAAACCTGTCTTGGACTGTGTAGTGAAAGCCCTCTTGAGAACCTCACGGGGATCACCGGAAGCTACCTTCCGTCCCGTGGCATTCAAGTAAGGAGTGTAGTGTTCGATGGCTTCTTTCCAAGGAATCTCTGTCACTACCTGCTTCCCCATGAGACGGTCTACAGAAGCTTCCTTAGAGCCCTTGGCAACTAGGATGTACTGGGCGGAAGCACACTTCTTCTTGAGGATTTCTGCCCAGCGTCCGTTCAGGAGTCCAGGGAACACCGAAGCACGGATGTAGACGTTACCTACCAAACCGTGCTCATCCCTTGTGGCTTCCAAAGCCCTTTCAATCTTGGAGAAGGCTTCCCCTGCACGGTCTCTAGCTTCCTGAACGACTTCAGCAATAGGTTCCCCACAGGCAGACCTACGCATGGCATGGGCAACCACTTCTTTCAGTTGGTCCCCAGGAAGATTCTTCATGTTAGTGACGACTTTCGGGTAGTCCACATTGGGGATTATCTGAATGCCGTCCGTCCTACGATTCACTCCCCAAGCCTCTTCAAGCTCAGGAATCACGGTATCTACAGTCTGTTCTGGAAGACGCTTGAAATCCTGAACGGCTGATTCCAACCAGTTCAAGTCCACAAGTCTAGCACCTTCCTTGAACATCCCAGAGATGCTTCCCGTCACGTCCCCTTGGTCTTCGGCTTCCACACCATCAGGAAGATCAGAACTGGTAGGGTTGCCATCCGGTAGGAACCCCTCTGGAAGTCCTGCCATACCATGTGTAGAAGGGAGCCTTGCAGACTCAAGCACCCCACCGTTCGGCTCCTCATCGAAGTCAAAGCCATCCAACAGGTACGTGGACCCTTTGGTCAAGATGTACCCACCATTCGGAAGATCAGAAGACATCAGCGGCTCCTAGCGGCTCTGACGGTTCACGTCTTTGCTCAAGTAAGACATTGCCATAGTCAGGTTACTACGAATCACTCCCCAACCCTCAGAGTTATCCGTATCCTTGTCATCATGTTCCAGATAGGTGAGGATCATAGTAGCCCCCAACGCAAGCCGTTGAAGAGCTTCCTTCTTATCCCTAGGAGTAGGCTCTGGCTTCCTTAGAAGACCAAGTGCCAGTGTGATATACTTGATGACACCATTCTGAGTGAATACCTCATGCCCTTGCTTCCTATCAATGGCTATCTGCTCATGGGCACTATCCAGAGACTCCTTCAGGATCTTGGCAAAGAAGTCTGAACCTGCCTTCTTCCCACGGGCAGGCTTATCCTCTTCATCCAGGTCATATTCATCTTCAGAGTGTTCCTGGTCAAATTCATCCTCTTCATCCTCTGCCCAAGCTTCGGGATCATCTTTGATATCATCCACTTCCTGAAGGACTTGTTCCACTTCCTTACGATCCTCTGGGTCTTCTTGACGAGAAACTGCGGCCCAATGAGGGGCATGAAGTTCATCGTAGAAGGTATCGGCATTAGCCGATAGTGCCTCAACGATGTTCATGTAGGACCGTCTCAAGTCCTTGATGTTCTGAATGTACCCCTTGCCTCCGAGAGAACCATCTGGGGAGATGTCCGCTGACTTCAGCTTGGCAAACAAGGTGTAACCAGACATCGTATGGCCCAAAGCCATCATTGTAGACCGGAGTACCCGTGCTAGAATCTTGGTCTTCTTGGGGTCGAATGGGAAATCAGGAGCGATCTTCCGTTCGGCAGGGGGAGCATCATTCCAGGCCCACCCGGATTGATCGTTCCCACGATCCTTGATGAAACGAACCTCTCCAGCCGTCCGACTCATGTAATGAGCCGCAACTCTGGTAGAGCTAGGTATAGAACGAGTCATATCTCCCCCCCTTCAATGGGAGAGTATTGAAGAAGGATCAAACCAGAGCCATCTTGAGACGCAGCTTGGCAAGGTCATAGAACTTCTTGAGGAACTCCTGAACTTCCTTGTCGGAAGACATCTTGGCAGACTTACGGAAGGTGTCTGCCAAAGTCTGGAGAGTGCCCCGCACTACTTCGGCAAACTGGGCATCCTGGGCTGCCTTAGCATCCACAAATGCCTTCTCATCCTTCTCAGAATCCCCAGTACCTTCGGGAGTGAAACCCATGTCATCCACACCGGCAGGCTTCTGGTTAGCCATATTGACAAGTTCAGTCAAAGCCGCAATCAGAAGCTTTGCCTGTGTCACACCAACACCAGCCGTCTTCTCAGACGAAGCCAGGATAGGGAGAAGGTCCCCCCGGAACTCCGGGTGTTCGTGAGCCAGCTTGATAACTTTACCTTTGAGAGACATCGGGGAACTCCTTCACTCAAATCTTGATGGGGTTTCCATCCTCGTTGAACAGACGTTCGATCACGTAGGCTTCTCCATCCTTACGGACTGCCCACAGGTCTTTCGTTGCCTTGTGTACTAGATCAGTTCCAGAATTCACAGCCATGAAGTCAGAGATATCCCCCAAAGAGGACACTCGCATAGAGACTCCAGAGGCTTGCTTGACCCCAGAAGCCACCTTGAGATGTTCCGGGTCTGTCTGGAAGAAATCTCCAGTATCCCACTTCACGAACACCATACCGTTATGAGAAGTGATGTCCCCCATAGCAGAACGGACCATCACTACAGTTCCCTGAGCCCCATCCTCTGGAGGATTTACATAGGCCACTACGGAACCAAGGTTGGACTTGAAAGCCACTCTGGTCCCTGCCATGACAGGCAGGGGTAGGGCTTCTACTGCCCTAATAGCATCTGTCAAGGTTCGAACAGAGCTATTCCCTACCTTACCTAGATGCCGGTCCAGGGAAGAGTTCTCCGCTCCGAACTCACCAGAAGTAATAGCATCCCAAAAGGTACTCATGCTGGAACCTCTTCCACTACTGTCCAGTACACCGCTGTACTTTGTGGAGCCGAGAACTCAATCCTGAACCCTGTTGTGGTCTTGTTGACCACCCGAATTCCAACTGAGGAGAATATGTCACAGTCCAAGGAAACTTGATAGTTGGTGCTGGTCTTAGGGACTGCAAAAGTAACATCTCTATGGTCTACGGCTGCGAAAGTCACATTACCTGTCAGTAGAGGAGTAGTTAGTGTGCCACTACCAGCTACGGAACCAAAGGAACTTCCCCGTGCTGTCACGGACGTAGTGCCATTAATGTTCAAAGCACCGGAGACAACGGAACTGTCAACCTTGGCAGAACAGTTACCATACAAAGCCAGGGAAACCACCGAAGGGCATCCATTGACCGTGAGGCTTCCCACGTTTGCAAGCGTGGACTGTAGTGCCCCCGTCACCGGGCAGTTGGTGACTACATAGGATGAAGTGACATCTGAAGGTACTACCCCAGTGTTGTCATAGTCCATCTGTGTCGGAGGAAGCCGACAACCATCCAGGACAATACGAGCACACTGGGATGCCAAGATTGTTGCAGAAACATGACCTTGGGACAAGTCACAATTTCGCATCGTGAGGTAGTTGATTGCTACCCCTCGAAGGGCATAACCTCCCGCAGCCGCTACCAATGAGCAATTCTCAAAGAGAATCCCATCCAGACCCATCTGGGAACTAGCACTTCCAATGAAGTCAACACAAGGTCTGTTACCAAACGCATTTTCGACCCTGACACCTGACATCTGGAAGAACCTGGGTGTAGTCAGCACCCCTGCCTGGATTACCACAGTAGGCCCATCAGCCGGGGCTGAAAGGGTAGGCATCCCCAAACCAAGAATGGTAATACCATCCTTGTTGATAGTCAGAGTCTCACTATATGTACCAGGGAACACCAAAACTACTGAGTAGCCAGAGGCAGCATTGATAGCAGCCTGAATGGTGTGGTACTTAGCACCTGTCCCGGTCTTCCCCACAACCAAGACACCTGAAACAGTGGACAGGTTAGCAAGGTCTGAAAGAAGGAGTCCAGAAGGATTGGGTACGTCCATGAACTTCAGACCCCCAGTAGTAGGGTCACGGGTCACCAAGAGGGTCTGACCCGAACCCGGTTCTATCTGGAGAGCATCTACTTTGAAGGGTGCCTGAGTCACTGAAGTCTCCTAGTCCATCGCACAGTACTGATGGAACTTGATACCCAGAGCCATCATATCTCGAACAATCTGGCTGAAAGTCATCTTCTCAATAGCCTGAATGTTATCTCTTACCCAACGGTAGAATACAGGAATATCCCTCTTCCCACCTTTTGCAGCAGGAATACAGGTTGGGAGGTTGTTCTGGTCATACTTATCCCGAATCACAAAGTCATTGAGGTCTACTTCCAGGTGGAACTCCCAGGTATCCACCACGATAGCTTTGAAACCCATCGGGAGGACATCAACCCCACGAAGTAGAGAGACTTCCAGCTTGGGGCCTCTATCCTGATCAGCCAGATCCTTGGCTTGCTTCAAAGCAGCATCAAAGTAGAGACTCTCTCCCAGGATGTCAGACACAAACTTCAAGAAACCCGGGTGCTGGTCTGCCCCGGTCCTGTCCAGGTCATACAGGGAGAACTGCCGTACCTTCTTCCCCCGCTTCCCAGCATCCGTCATGTCCGTGACCCGAATCGTAGGTCGGAAGCGTTGAACCTGAAGCATGGTCTTGTCCAGGTTCACAGTATCTCCAACAGACAGGGTCTTGGAGATAGTCATACCCCGAACATCTTCATCACTCGGCCATGCAGAGGACTCTCCTGGAGTCTCCTTCCCATGCCATTTGCCGGGAAAAGGTATAAGGTCTCCAGCTTCCTTCAAGATTGGGAGAAGATGTGGCCGAAGGGAGGGTTCAGCATGAGCTAGCCGAATCAACTTAGATCGGAGTTTAGACTCACTAGCGTAGACAGAGAATTCAAACCCTGGGTGCTTATCTAAGGCCGCTGCCACATATCGCATCTCAGCTAGTGTCCAGGGCTTACCTACAGGGGAGACTGAACCCTTATCAAAATACACCAGAACTTCTGCCCCATCAACCATCCATTCAGAGTCATTGGCAGAAATAACATCCCATTTTGCCTGTGCATTAGACCAATGGAAACTGAAACCTCGGTTGGACCCTTGAGGACGCCTAACGGTCATACCCCCAAGAGAAAGGATTCTCCCCATTGCTTTGTTGACCAATCGAGTCAGCAATTTGATACCCCCACCGGATTTGACAAGGATGTATCCTTTTCCGGGAGGTACCTCGAAATTGAGATCAACGTGTTCTATTGTGTTATCCATAGTTGACCTCAAACAAGAACATCGTAACCAATTGTGCCCGTAAAGGTGACACCAGTCTCAACCGTGAAACCACCCACTGTTTTACTGGTCACCCGAACTGGAATGAAGTCAGGAACCGAGAATACCACCCTATAAGTAGTCCCAGCCATAGGAGTAGAGAAGGTCACTGACTTACTGGTTTCGGCTACAAATGAGAGGTTTCCATTGACAACACTGGACCCCATGAGATTCCTCACCTGGATAATTGCCGCAGCAATATCATCCGTAACAGATTGTGGGATCGAAGTGTTGGAGTCTACCAACTTCCCCGCAGGGCTCTGGATGTCCCGTACTGAGACTTGCCCAGCCTGATCCATCCCGACAATGAAGTAGTAGGACAAACCGCCACTACTGGACTGATAGGTAAACTCGGACTTGAGCCGAATGAGAGCCATATTACCAGACTCCTCCAGTCGTCTCGTATCCTCTGTCTTCCAGCCACTTAGTCAAAGACCGGATACCATCAGCATCCGAAGACCAGTACTCCAGGAACCCTGACTCGCACCCCTCCTTGAGTCCTAAGTCTGGGATTACCGTCAGACTAGCTATTCGAACCTTGCCATCTCTCCAGGAACGGAGAAGAGAGGGTAAGTTACGAATTTCTCCTCTGGGTCCAGGGAATGCAGTCACCCTGTACTCAACTCGGGAGTGCTCCTTCAACCATGACTCGGCAATTTTCCGAGCCATTGCTACTTTCTTGTGTGAATGCAAGATGAGATTCCTCGACTTCCCTATTGGATAAGGAATCCATCGTATCGGAACTTTTGAGAGGTTCAGTCCAGGACGCAGCATACCCGGGTAGGCTTACGGACCTCCCGGAGTACATTCAGGTTTTCAGCAATCAAAGAGAACAGGACAGCGTAGTTTGCCATCGGAGGGCACAACTCCATCCTATTGATGGACCGAACGAAACGATGCCGAACAAACCCCTGGGTCACACCCAGACGTTTGGCTACCTCACTCTGACAGGTAGTGTCAAACATCAGCATGAGGATCTCAACATCAATAGGATCGGATAGAAACCCAGCAATGTCTTTCCTCATTGCCACAATATCAACGAAAGGCATATCCAGGAGAAACTTGATTCGGGTTGCTGCACGTTGCAGCCGATAGCATACGGTAGGTTGTGATACCCCGAAGATAGTGGCTATATCTATCTGTTTCAACTGCCTGAAGAAGTAGAGATCAATGAAGTCTGCCTCTACCGGAGGTAAGGCATCCATGATTTCTCTGATCTTGTCAATGATCTTCAGGCTGTCTTCATCAGGGTCAGTGAAAATCGAACCCAAGAAGGCTAGACCATCTTCCTCAGAAAACTTGGTAGCAATATCACCGGGGTCCATACTCTGTTGCCCTACCCACGTCATAGTTCCTCCACGTCAGGTGAGGACGGAGGCCCTTCAGGTTCACCGGGTACCCCTAGCATACTACGGGCAACCAGAGTAACGATATCTATGGACCTCAACTTGATCCTAACAGCTATCTGACCATCGTTCAAGAGTTCTACGATCTCCCCTTCCATTTTTGAGTACTTCCCACTGACGATTTTGACAGTTTCCCCTGTAGTTACGTCAGAGTACACCATGTCCCGAAACTTTCGAATCATGGACTTGATCCGAGAGTCCGGGATGACGGACAGCACTCGCATCCCTTTGGGTCCTGTCATGGACAAGACCCTCTTGATGTGATGCTTTCCTTCGGCTGCGAAGTACTGGGCATCGGGGAGACCCGACGCTACGAAGGCGTACCCCTCGATCAATTGAATGACCGCTGGATGCCTTTCATTCTTACTTTGGGTGATGGAAGGGACGAAGATGAGATGACCACGGGGTAACCGAAGTTCCCGAGATAGAGCTTCTGCTAAATTACCCTCTATAGCTTTTTGCTCCCCAGCATGAGTGAGTTCAAGTACCACCCACGTTATCTCGTCCCGACTGTCCATCAGACCCGCTTGCCCCCTTCAGTTCCCCAACTCGTTCCCGTACAAGCCTGAAGAATGCCATGGAGTCAAGAAGCTTAACAGGCTTGGGGGCTGTTGAAGCCTCCCGTTGAGTCTTATTGACTGCATTAGGGTTGATGAAAACTCCATCCTCTACCCTCGGCTTGGCATCCTCGGAAACACTACCCGTTGAAGAGGGCTCTGAATCTGAATCTTGTGTTATTGTACCCGCAACCTGAACAACCTGGACCGTCTTGGGGGTCGTCATGTCTACATGCAACTGAGCGAAATCGCAAAGGAGCATGGAAGAGGTAGGGCGTGTAGGTCTATTGGAAAACTTTTCCACAAAAGTCAAGAGCCAATCGCCCTTTTCTTCTGCAAGTGTCTTGAGTTCCCCAGCATCCACGAAAACTGGAGGCTTCCCGACCCCCAGACTCAACCTGTAAGACAACATACAAAGGCCAATTGCCCTCTCATACAAGGTAGCTGGAGACATCCGGTTCAAGAGCTCTGTGATTTTCGTGAGGAAAACGGACTTATCCTTACCGATTGCCCTCAAACAAGCGAGGATATCCTTACCTGCATCCAGGTTCAGGTAAGAGACCATGGTATCCCTGTTCACAGGGCCTAGCAGGGAAATGCCCTCAATAGCCTTCAAACAATCCCGAACGTGGCACTCCAGGACTTCAGCGATGAGGGGGAGTACCTCTTTCTCATAAGGTATCCCTTCCTTGTCACACACTCTGGAAAGCAACCCACCTATCTGATCCGGTGTTGCAGGTTGGACCACAAAACCTGGGGCACACCTGGAGAGGACCGTTGCCCTCATCTTCCCAGGTTCAGTTGTACAGAAGATACATACCAGTATTTTGTCTTCAGAACCCGGAGCACAATCCTCCATAGGCTTCAGGATTGAGTCCAGGGCATCCTTGGAAAGCTGATGACTCTCGTCAAAGATGTAAATCCTACGCTTACCTGAGAAAGTTGAGTATTGAAGTTCCTCAACAATCTTCCTCATCGAATCTTTTCCAGAATTGGTAGCAGCATCTACCTCTGTGAGATTCTCCGAAGAACCTTCCTCCAAGATGGACTTACAGGACTGGCACTTGTCACAGGGGTTCCCATCTACTGGGCTTTCACACAGGAGGGCCCTGGCTAGGATACGTCCAAGGGTGGTCTTACCGGACCCGTAGGGCCCTGCGAACAAGTAGGATTGATGTGCCCCCTTGCCCGTATGCACGAACTGACGGAGCACCCTGATCGTGCCCTCTTGTCCGAGCACGTCATCGTAGATTCTAGGACGGTAGGTTGTGTCTAGGGACATGAGGTACTTACCCCATGCTACCGTTCAACGGGGTAAACGCCGACGGATGACTTCTTCTAGTTCAGTGGCAGGCCCAGGCATGGATGGAGAAAGCAACTCAAACCTGGGGACTTCAGTGCCATCAGGAAGAGACACTCTCTCAATGAA